ACCGGACATATTGTCTCCTTTGATGCAAAGTAAGTGCTTACTTAATTTATAGCGCGATCGTCTCGGGATCGCACAAAAAGAGAGCGGCGCCGAAGCGCCGCCTTTTAGTATTCGAGGTAGTCAACCAAGGCGTCGTAGCCGCCCACGAGCACCCCGTCGTGGAAGATCATCGGGAAGGACTTGTAGCCGGCGTCCTTGAACTTATCGATCTTCTCCTGGGTGTCGTGATCCTGCACCGTGTAGGAGATGTTCTGGCTCTTCAGGAGAGCCTTGGCGCGGGTGCAATAGTTGCAACCCGGCTTGGTCATGATGTGGTAGCCCATTCTTATGCCTCGCACGCTACGCACGAAGCGTTGGCACGAGCCAGCTCCTGTGCCTTGTTCAAACCCTTGCGGTAGTAGAGAGACTTCGCGCCGCCCTTCCAGGACTCGACGATGATGTCGATGTCGTCCTTCATGGTCGCTTCGGGAGGAAGCTGGACGTTGAAGGAGATGCCCTGGTCGATGAACGGCGTGCGGTCGTTGTTCTGGCGCACGAGCTCCATCTGGTCGATGTCGACCCACGGCTTGAAGGTGTCCTTCTGGCGCCGGGTCAGGAAGTCCAGATGCTCGACGCGGCCGCCTGCTCCCAGGATGGACTCCCAGACATCGGTGCGGTTCATGCCGAGGCGATCGAGGAGTGCGACGAACTGCGGATTGTAGTTCGTGAACACGCCCTTGGCGTTGTCGTTCTCGAAGACGACGGCTTCCCACGGCTCGATGGACTGCGAGACCTGGCCGCAGATGATCGAGGAGGACGTGGTCGGCGCAATCGCGTTGACGGTCAGGTTCCGGTAGCCGGTGCCCTCGAGACCTTCAGGCTCGCCATACTGCATCGCCAGCCAGCGGGATGCGGCGTGGGACTCGTCATGGAGATACTTGTGGATCTCGATATTGAGGTCGCGGGCTTCCTGCGTCTCGATCGGGATCTCACGCGACTGCAGGTAGGAATGCCAGCCGAGCGTTCCGAGGCCGAGAGCGCGCCAACGCACGGCAAAGCGCCGCGCATCGGCCATGAGCCGCTTGCCCTTGGTCTTGCGGATGTATTCGGACATGACCGCATCGAGGAAATAGATCATTTCCCGAACGAAGTCGGTGCCCTTCCATTCGTCGTAATAGAGGACGTTGACCGACGACAGATCGCAGACAAAGCTTTCATCCGGCCCGGAAGGCAGCATGATCTCGGTGCAGAGGTTCGAAGCGTAGATCAGCAGACCAAGCCGCTTCAGGATCTCCGGCCGGGCGTTGTTCGCATTGTCGCGGAACACGATATAGGGGAAGCCCGTCTCGCGCCGCTTGTTGCGGATCTTCGCCAGCAGCTTGCGCTTCGGGCCGCCCTTGGGCTCGGCCAGCATTTCGTTCATCCAGTCGTCGCCGATGACGACGCCGAACGACAGATGCTGGATCGGGTGATGCACGCCTTCGGTCGTGGAACGCATCTGCATCCAGCGATCGATGTCCTGGTGCTCGATGTCGAGGTAGACCGCGCAGTTACCGCGCCGGACATTCGACTGCGAAATAACCTGGACCTGCTCCTGCGGCAGACGGGCGAAGTGAACCGGCCCTTCCGACGTTCCACCGCCTGCGATCGGCGAGCCGAACGGACGCAATGCGCCCATATAGAGCGAGGTGCCGGCGCCTTCCTTGGTCATCGCGCCGATCTCGGCGTTCTTGAACAGGATGGAATCCATGTCGTCGGCCATAAACGAGCCGTTGCAGCTGATAGGCAGGCCGCGATCCGTGCCGAAGTTCGACCAGATCGGCGAGGCCGGCGATACCCAGCCGCGCTTCATGCCGTAGCGAACCATCGGCAGCTTCATGCCGAGTTCCTTCTCGGCAGCATCAACAAGCGCGTTGGCGCGCTTGATGGCCTCATCCTTGAGGTCTTCCTTTGCGATCCCCTCGCGCAGATATCCGCGGGAGAGGGTCTTCAACGCAATGTCGTTGAAGTGTTCCCAATCAGGGCGCATTGCCATTTCCTTCTTGCTTAAAAATTGTCGTCGTCAGGCTGGTCGGCCTGCTGGTAGGCGGTGGGTTCGGAGTGGAAGAAATCGACCTTGGCGGGCGCGAGCAGCCCTTCGGTCATCCAGAAGGTCTCGGCCTTCTCAGCCTCGGAGACCTCGAACATCGGCGCGTAGCCAATGCCGGCGAGGGACTCGTTCAGGCGCTGGGCGACATAGGTCTTGAGGATCGAGGCATTGAGCTTCGGCTGGTCATAGTCGCCGAGCATCCAGTCGATCAGGGCGGATTCCGCATTGAGCGCGACCTGGCACTCTTCCTTGATCTTGGCTTCCAGCTCCGCGTCGAAGAGCTCCGGATATTCCTGGCGCAGCGTGTTGATGATCTTCATGCCGGCCTGGGCATGGAGCATCTCCTCATTGCGGGTGTATTTCACCTGCTGAGCAGCGTCCTTGAAGCGGTTCTCGAAGCGGTTGAACCAGAGGACGATATAGAACTGGCTGAAAAGGCTGACGTTCTCCACAAACAGCGTGAAGAGGATCAGGCTGTAGATAAACTGCTTGCGATCGTCGCCCTTGAAGGCCAGCTCCGTGTGCTTGTTCAGATAACTGACGCGGCCGGCAATGGCCGGAACGTGCATGTTGTCCTTGAAGACACTGATCAGGCCGAGCTTCTTGAGGAGCTTTTCGTAGGCGTTATTATGAATGACCTCGATATTCGCCATGACGATGCCGAGATCGGAGATCGACGGGTGCTGCAGCTTGCGGCCGAGCAGCGCCCAATATTCCTTCACCTTGACCTCGATCTGCGCGATCGCGGCGAGGCAGCGCTTGATGATTTCGCGCTCCTGATCGGTGAGGTGGAGTTCGTAGTCGGTGACATCGCTGTCGAAGGTGAACTTCTTGGCCGTCCAATGACCATCGTGCATGGCCTCGATGAAGTCCTGAGCCCAAGGGTAGAGGTCGGGTAAGCGCTCGACCTGGCGTTCAAAAAGCATGGATATTCTCGTTGGTTCGGAGGTTGGATGAACCCATCACGAGGATGGGTTCGCACTATAGATAAGTAAGTGATTACTTACTAGCCTTGACAAATAAAAAGGTCATGCCGCCTGTGCCACAGGGAGCGACCGCAGGATTGCCAAGGTCTGAAGGAAGGAGGGCGTCTTGATCCCGGCTTCCATGATCGCAACGGCGTCGGCGACGTGCTCGTTGTCGGAATGAGGATCACCCTTCTTCCAGCTCTTGCCGCCCTTCTCGTAGAGGCGCCAGGGCGCGTCCGGATACTTCTCGAAGGCCCAGGCGATCATCTCCTCCTTCGAGGCGGTCTTGGTGCCGACGGCCGCAAGCTTCGTCTCGTAGGGTGAGACCTCGCAGCCGGGAACCGGGAGGCCCGCATAGGTGCCGATGACGATGCCAAAGCCCATGACCGACTTGTAGTCCTGGCCACCCGAGGGCACTTCGTAGAAGGCGGTCGTGACACCCTTCATCGCCGGATGCACGCCGTTCTTGATCTCCAGCGACCGGCGCAAATAGTCGGACGAGGAGCGGACCTTCTTGTCCTTCGAGAGTTCGGTCTTGATGATCGTGAGCCGGTGAATATCCAGCTTCAGGGTTTCGAGGTCCAGCCATGCGGTCGCTACGCCAAAGTTGCGAAGGGATCCGTCGAGGCCGGCAATGAGGATCTTACCCATTCAAAAGGCTCCAAACAGTTCGTTGTTTTGCAGAGCCATTTCCGTCTGCTTCTTCTCCATCTCCTCGGCCTTCGCCAGCACGTCCGCGCGCTTGGTGATTTCCTGGTCGAGGACGATCTGAAGGTTTTCGCCTTCATGACCGAAGAGCTGCGCGACGGCGCCACCGATGAGCGGGAAGGCGCTATCGACTTCCTTCGGGTTCATTTCGGTGAACTTGTATTCCTGGGCGTCTTCCGGTGAGAGGCCGAAGACGATCTTGCCCATCGCGCCGACATAGGCGTATTCGAGCTGGAACAGCCACCCGGCCATCAGCGTCTTCTTCTTGAAGTTGCCTGCGTCGTATTTCACGGTTGCCATCGGCACGCCGTCGACTTCGTAGAACTCGCCCTTAAGCTTCTCGACGATCTCGGCTGCGACCTCTTCCATGATGCGCTTGGCTTCGGGGGTCATGTTCCGGGCCATGTTAGACTCCTATTTCTAAATAAGTGCTTACTTACTTTATAGCGCACATTTCGAGGGAACGCACAAGATATTGTGGTGACTCAGGTGAGCGTCCCACAATCGCGAGAATAGGCGAGAAACTTCTCGACCTTCGCCTTCTTGGCCCGGATCGCTTGAAGGTCATGACCGTCAATGGGTGCGATCAAACCTTCCTCGATAAGCATTTCCATCACCGCGAACATATCGAGATATTCGCCGCGGATCCTCTGCGCGTTGGTCAGTTCCTGGCCGGGCTGGATCTCTTCCAGTCCGAAGCGCAACGCCTTCGAGCAGCGCTGCGAAACTTCGACACCTTCCTCGCCGAGGATCGTCAACAGATGTTCGCGCCGGTTCATGAGCTAATCCTTTCCGAAGGCTTCTGATGACCAAGACCGCGGATCAGGTGATAGCCGCTGTCCTGGAGCTTGATTACCCGACCATAGGTGTCGAACGGGCCGGCGATGACCATGATCTGACCAGGCAAGGCGTTCGTCTGAAGCTGATAGAGACAGCCGCTCATGGCGCACCTGCCTGAACACAGACGAAGCCGAAGACGCCGCGCGCCAGAACCTGGCCTTCCGGACAGCCTTGCGCGCACTGCTTCAGCCCGAAGAATAAGATCGGGACGAAGATCACGGCCAGGATGATGATCGCGGCGAGATTGAGCTGGCGATCACTCATGCTGCCATCTCCGTGATCCTCGTGGTCTTGTTGGCGAGCTTCTCGATCAGCATGACCTGCTTGATATGGTCGCGGAGCTCGTTGTGGCTGATGACGAAGACCGAGCCGCGTTCGCGTGCCTTCTCCTCGAGGATCTGCATCAGACGTTCCAAGCCGGACTTGTCCAATGCGTCATCGATTTCGTCACCGATCCAAAGCTCGATCGGCTTCGTTGCGCGGGTCGCCACAAGATCCTGCAGGGCGAGCGCCGTCGCGATCCTAACCTTGCGCTTCTCGCCACCGGAGATCGCCTTGAAGTTATCCCCGCCGAGCGTGTTGTTCACGTCGATGGTGAACTTCTCCTTCAGATTGCCCTTGGCATCCGGAGTGAGCGTGGTCCAGGTCGCCTCGATGTTGCCGTCGGACAGGATCGTCAGATACTTAGCGGTCTGCGAATTGAGGAACGGCGTCACGTCGTCGAGGATCGTGGCGCGCACGCCGGCCGGCCCGTAGACCTTCACGACCTCGGCCTCGAGCGCGACTTCCTCTTCCTGCTCAGTGACCTTCGCCAACGCGTCGGTGAGCGCCTTCTCGACGGCCTCGGCCTGCTTGGTCAGCGTATCGATGGTCTTCTGATGCGGGTTGGCTTCTGCCTGGACCGCGATCAGCTGATCGCGCAGGTTCTTCGCCTGATTCACAATACTCGTCTGCTGACGCACCAGGTCGTAATAGGACGCAAGATGCTTGTTATATACAGCGCGCTGGGTTGCGACCGCAGTGATGTCAGTCATCGTAGCAGCGAATTCGTCCCGAGCGCGCTGGGTGTCGTTTACAGCGATTTCCTGCAGGCTGACCTTATCCTCGGCTTCGGCCACTGCCTTCTTGTAGGCGTCAACGTCAGCCTGCTTGCTCGCCTTGGCCGCTGCGAGCTCCTTGTCGGTCAAAGGACGGCCGCAGGACGTGCAGGGGCAGCCGACCTGATGTTCGACGCCGGCCAGCGCCGCACTCGCGCGGGTGAGCGCGTTGGAGTGCATTGCGACCTCGTTCTGATACATGCCAAGATAGACCTTGGCATCGGCGAGCGTCTTGTCGAGCGCGGTCAGACCCTTCTGCTCTTCCGCGACCAGTCCAATCTTGCTGTCGCAGTCGGCGATCTTCGCCTCGATCGCTGCCTTGTCGATCGCATCCACGTCTTCCTTCAGCTTCCTGATGACCGGAAGCAGCGGCCCGACGGATGCCCTGATGTCGGCTTCACGAACGCCCTTGTTCAAGCCCCAGCTCGAAAGCTGGGCCGTGGCGTTGACGAGCTGGCTGCGGATGAAGTCGAGCTGGCTCTGGGCGGCTGAAGCCGTCGCCTTGCGCGTCACCAATTCCTTCTCGGCATCGTTCAGCGTCTTCGCGGCGTGCCGGTAGACGTTCTCCAGTAGGGATGCGCCGGATGCTTCCTCGATGATGACCTTCAGGTTCTTGTCGGTCATCGCCGGCAGGTCGGGCATCTTTTCCTGCGCCGCATAGATCGATGCGGCAAAGACCTCGAGCGAGCAACCAATGATACCGCGGGCGACTTCCTCGGTGAGCTTCTCGGTGCCCTTCGTCAGATCCGTTTCCTTGAAGCCGTCGAACGACTTCAGGGTGAACGTGTTCTTGCCCGTCTTGTGCTTGCGATAGCGGGTCGCCGTATAGGTGATATGTCCGTCGACGGCGACGGACTTCACGAAGCAATCCTTCTTCGCCACGTTGTTGATGACCCCATCGCCGGCCAGACCGCGCGCCGTCTCGCCGAACCAGCACCATTCGAGTGCTTCCGGGATCGAGGACTTACCGACGCCGTTGGAGTCGGCCGAGCTGTCGGCGTGATTGCTGCCCTGCAGCAGCACCAGGCCGCGATCGGACAGATTGATCTTGGCGTCGGTGATCGCGAGGAAGTTATGGATTTCAAGTTCGGGGAACTTCATGCGCGGGCGTCCTTGTCCCTATAATTCTTGAACATGCAGGTAGCCGCGCTCATAAGCTGGCGCGTCTCCGCTTCGGTTTCAGGCTTGAGGATCAACCAACCCTCTTCGGTCTTGAGGATGAGATCCTGGCTGCCGCCCTGACCGCACCAATTCGGCTCGATCTCGACAGGCTTGGGCTGCGAGGCGCGCTGCGAGCCGATCTTGCGGGTGACCAGTTTCACCAGCGGCCTCCTTTCGCGAGACGACCGGCAACCTCGTCCAATTCTTGATCGGTGAGCGTAACGTTCAGTGAAACGCAGGCCGATCGGACGATAAGCCTATCGGTAGAGTCGCGGAGAAAGCCGTAGGTGCGCTTATCAATACGAGCGCGCGTGAAAACATTGCGCATCGTAACCAACCGCGACTCCATCACTTCGCCCCAGCGCTGATAGCCGCAGCCAGGTCGCCGGTCTTTGCAGCGTTCTTGACCGAGGAAGCTGCCGGCGCCTTCTTGCCGCTGGTCGGTGCCGTGCCGCGGAAGTTGAAGCTCTGCTTCTTGCTTTCCATCGGCCGCTTGGAGATATCGGCGTAGTAGGGTTCGACCCGCCAGTTATCGAACTTCTTGTAGCTCTGGCAGGTCGAGAGCGGCAGCGCGTTGATGGTCTGGGCGATATCGGTGGTGTATTCGCCGGTCTTGCGGCCCTTGTCGTCAAACTGGCTCACGACATGCTTGGTCGTGAAATGCACCGTATAAAGCTGCATGTTCGTATTCCTATTGATTTTCAATAACTTGATATCGTTTTACGACATCAGCGAATGGAGTGCGTCAGGCTTCTTCGAAGACCGAGCGGGACTCGTCCAGGCGTTCCTGGGCGCGCTTCTTGAGCTTTGCCCGGTCGATCGCCGGCGGAATGTCCTTCTTGGCGTCGATGAAGTTGGCGACGGACTGATCGACCGTTACGCCTTTCACGGGACTGGCCGACCTGGTGGCGACCGTCGACTTCGGAACCTCGATCGAGACGCCGAGCGCGCCCCACTTGCGGAACTGGTCACGCAGCTCGTTGATTTCGAGCTGGGTCATGGTCGGGCCGCGGAAGCGAACGTAGTTGCCCCTGCACTCGAGTTCCATTTCCAGCTCATCGAGGCCGGTCAGGTCGGCGAACTTTGGCGCACGGCTGTCGTGGAAGGTGACAGTGTCGGCGTCGGTATCGACGATGAGGAAGCCGGCGCGCGTGCCAACGTCGCCCCAATTATGGTGCGTGGTCGCGCCGATCGAGACGACCTTCTCGCCGGGGAAGATCATATGGTTGTGGTAGTGACCGGCGTAGATGCGCTTGAAGCCGTATGCAGCCAGGTCGCCATCAGTAAGGCCGTGCGCCGGCATGCCCGAGAGAACACCATCGATGCCGGCGTGGATGAAGACATGCATTTCAACAGCCTTCGGCCCCTGTAGCGCCGTCAAATCCTTCTTCAGGTCGTCGACGGTATTGCGCCAGGGCACGAAGCCGAACCACTGACCGTCGATTTCGCGGGAAGTCGCGCGGTTGAAGACCTTGAACTCGCCGCCTGCGAGGGAGATCTGGGCGAGGTTCTCGATCTGCGATGACAGGGCGCGGCTATCCGGCGACTTGAGATCGTGGTTGCCGGGGATCGCGTAGATATCGATGCCGAGGCTTAAGATCCGCTCCACAGCCTCGCGCAGAGGATTGAGCACTTCCGGATCGATGGCGCCGCGCGTGTGGAAGATATCGCCGGCGATGAACATCAGCTTCCCACCTTCCGTCACGAGCTGGGCGGCAGCGCGCTCCAATTCGTCAAGGATGATCTTCAGGCGCGAATTGACGCCGTCGCTTTCGGTGCCGGAATAGACGGTCGAGCCGTATGCGTGAATGTCTGCGAGAACGGCGAACTTCATTGTAACCTCGTTTAAGTAATCAATTACTTATTGCTCTGCTTATAGCGAAGCACGCATTGGGATGCGTCAGGTTCTGCGCGGGACTTTTAGAACTTCACCTTGCCGGGCTCGATACGGAAGTGCTTCATGTTGACGTAGTGCTGGAGCTCACCACCGCGAGCCTTGTAGTTCATCATCTGATGGGTCGAAGGATCGGTGAATGCTTCGAGGGTGGTGATGTAGCGGCCGCCGTCGCGCTCCCGCTCCTGGAAGACCACGTATTTCACCTTCTTGAGCCGGAGCTCGAGGACGTGGTCATGATCGAGTGCCCAGCCGTCCTTGCCGGCCGCGGCTGCAGCGGAGATGGAAGCCTCCCCGCCGCACCAGATCTCGCCGCGCCAACGACGCGCGACGTAGACCAGATCGCCACTAGACAATGCGCAGCCGTGGCCGATCACTGCGCGACCGCGCTTGAACGTCCATAAGATGCCCTTCTTGGGCCACTTGCGCTGAGGGGGTTTCGGAAACTTGCGTCTCGCTACCATCGGGAAGAACTCCATTCCATTCGTAGAGCCCCTGTGCGCCTCTAATCGGAATCGGATGCTCAAGCGAAATGCGCGGTTCCAGGCGCCAGGCGTAGTTGCCGAGCTCCCAATGACCGTATGCCTTTTCCTCGTCCGATACCTCGTCCATGAATTCCTCAGTCATGAGGATGCTTTCATCGATCGTCACGGTGCCGAGCAGATAGCCGCACGGCAATTCATCGAGAGGCGGCATTCCGGTTCCGGCGTAGAACCGCCTGAAGCGTTCGTCGTCGAAATAGGCGCGCTGCACAGGCTTCAGTCCCTTGGTGGACGCAATACCAATCGTTTGACCAATGATCGAAGCCGGCGCAGGCCAGGTGCGTGTTTCAAAAGTTTTAAAGCCCTTCACCGCTAAAGAGGCGAAGGGCTGCCAGATGGAAATTACCTTCATTCTGTGCCCAGCTTGCTAGAGTTTACGATCTACTTATAGCGAGCTGGGCAAGGGAACGCAGAGATGTCAAAAGAGATCTGCAATAGCCTCTGCGAGATCTAAGGGATCATCAACGATGACGCCTTTGTCTTTGTCTTCGTTTCCGTATTCGTCGCCCCTAACATTCAGAACACGAACTCGGTCGGCTTCGTGCGCCAAGATCCGAAGCCTGACCACCGGGATATGCTCGTCGCTGTCGTTATCATGGGGCTTATGCCAAGCCACAATGGACTGGATTTTAATTGATCCCAGCTCCTCTTGAGCTGCTCCAATAACCTTTGCCAGCTTACTCTGACCGCCAGTCGCCGAATTGGCAGTAATGTAGCTTTCAATTTGATTGAAATCCCTATCCGAGATCGTCGTGGATACCCACGGCCCTAAGTATTTGTGAAAAACGGCATATGCGTCACCCTCTTTGGCCTCGTCCGGCACTCCGACCAAAATCGGAAGAGGGGTGTTGAGCGTCTTCCGTTCACCAGCAGTGGTCCGATAGAAGAGCTGCGGCTTGCCCCACTGAAAATTAAAGAACTTCATGTATCCTCCGAAAATGAGATCACCCCTTCAGAATTGAAGAGGTGATCTTACCTAACGCTTTGCGGGTGGAATTTTAAGCCGCGACCGCAGAATCTTCGACATCACCGACGGTCGCGGCAACCTCATCGAGCTCAGCCTCGGCGACGACCGGTGCGACATACTTGGCCGGCAGCAAAGCCTTCAGCTTGTTGAAGCCGACATCGCCTTCGGCCTCGACGGCGCGCGCGATGCCTTCACGGGTCAACTGCTTGCCTTCCCACATGAAGTAGCCCTTCTTGGTCTCCTTGCCGGTCGCCGGATCGATATCGATCAGGAGCTTGCGCTCGTTGAGGAATTCGACCAGCGAACGTTCACGGTCAAAACGCCCGGTGCCGTCGGCCTGGAACATGAAGCGCCACTTGGACTTCACGAACGGCCGTGAAACCTTGTTCTTCATGAAGATACCGGACACTTCCATGCCGATGACTTCCTTCGTCTTCTCGTCCACGATCTTGCTCGAGGTGAGCCAGAGGCGCTGCGAGAAGTAGAATTCAGGCGTGTCGCCGCCCGTCGTCTTGCGCGGATCGCCGAACATGACGCCGATCTTGGTGCGCATCTGGTTCAGGAAGATGACGCAGACGTTATACTTCTCGGCGATCTGGGCGATGCCGGCGAAGTGGTTCGAGGTCGCGCGGGCGAGCGCCGTGTTGTCGTTCATGTTGCGGTCGCCCGGAGCACGACGCTTGCCCTTGGAGTCGTAGAGCGTCGACTGCGGCGTCATGGCCGCGAGACTGTCGAAGACGACGCAGATCGGCGCATCAGCCTTAATGAGCTTCTTTTCGCGAATGGTTTCCACCATCAGGTGGAACATCGCAACGCCGTCTTCGAAGGTTTCCGGCTTCTTGTAGACGAACCGGCCGGGCGTGGTATCGAGGCCGAGGTTCGGCGCCAGCTTCAGCGAGAAGGAGCGCTCGTAGTCGAGGAACGCTGCAACGCCACCCAAAGCCTGGGCCGCTGCCATTGCCTTCGTCGCGATCGCGGTCTTACCGGATGACGGCGGGCCGGCGACTTCGATCACGCGCCCGACCGGGAAGCAATCATCCCAATCGGAGCTCGATGCGTTATTCAGCGGCGGGAAGCCGCTGTCCAGATAGGCGGTGACGGTCGCTTCGGGATCGTTTGCCCCAATGACGCCGGTCAGAGCCTTCATGATATCTGCAGGACTGCTCATATTTACTCCTTCGTGTTGATTAGGCTGCAAGCGCCTGCGGCAGCTCACGGAAAGCCGGGAAGACGGAGATCCAGCTGTCGAAATCCTTCAGGATCGACTTGAAGAGGAGGAGCTCACAGAACTGCTGGAACTTCTCCTTGCTGGGATCGCCCTTATCGACCTCGAGCGCCTGGGGCGCGGGACGCGCCGTTGTCCGAAGATCCATGAGATCGATGTTGCGGGAAAACGTGATGGCCTTGTCCTCGTCATCGACAAGCGCCCGATACTTCTTGGGCAGCTTTGCGACATCGATGCTCTTTTCGAGGATGCAGGCATTGGTGAATGCCGAGACCGACCCATACTGATTGATGAAATCGACAGCGCCCTTCTGGCCGATACCACCGACACCAGCGACGTTGTCGCCCATATCACCGGCGAGCGCCTTGACCTCGACGAACTGCCGGATCGTGTCGACGCCGGTGAATTCCTTGAAGTCCTTCTGCGTGACCAGGCGCTGATTTGCGAAGTCGCGCCAGACGACGCCGGGGCCGACGAGCTGCAGCCAATCCTTGTCGCCGGTGAGGAGGATGATGTTGGCGCCGTTCTTGGTGTAGCGGTCGGTCAGGATCGCACCGAGATCGTCGGCTTCCATGTTGAGCGCTATAACCTGGGGCACGCCGAGGAAGCGCAGCGCCTTGCGAATATAAGGCTGCTGCTTCTTGTAGGCGTCCTTCTGGTCCTGGACCTTGATCTCGTTCTTGGTTTCGCGCTTCTCGCGGTTGTCCTTGTAGGCAGCGAACATGAGCTTGCGCCACGACGCGCCATCCCAGAGGACGACCGGCTGATAATTCTGAAACATGGCGATCTGCTCGCGCAGACCCTTCAGGAAGCCGAAAATGGCTTGCACCTGGACTTCGCCGATATGGAGCGGCTTGGCGTTGTTGTAGAAGTGACCGAGCGAGTTGCCGTCGATCAGCATGTAATTCTTGGACATGAAAGCCTCTCAAAAGGAAAGGCGACGACGCCGGGGCAGGGATCGGCGTCGTCGCTAAGCCTCATCCGCGACGATGAGGCGACCAGGCAGGGGAGGGGAGACTGCCTGGCGGGGAGCTTCACACGAGGTTATCGAGTTCAGCGAGGATCGCGTCCTGTTCGGAAACAGGCAGCGAGGAGATGCCAGCGGCCGGCGTTGCGGCTGCGGCAGCCGGTGCCGGTTCAGCGGACAGAGCGGCAAGCTCAGCCTCTGCTTCCTGCTGGCGACGCAGGATCTCTGCGCGCTTTGCAGCGAGCGGATCTTCGACCGGTGCTGCCTGCTGGGCAGCGGCTGCGGCCTGTGCCGCGGCAGCCTGTTCTGCAGCTGCCTTGCGGGCGGCTTCAGCAGCGATAGCCGCGGAGTTGTCGACGCTCGCGCCGGCGACCGAAGCGGCCGAGGAGGCGAGTGCTGCAGTCGGGGTGCGAACACCAGCCGGGCCAGACGGACCAGTCAGCGCCGGAACAGCGATGCCTGCGATCTGTGCGATGCAGTTCAGCGCCTTCTGTTCCTCACCGCGGAAGAAGTTCTGCGCGATGAAGGCGTGCAGGTCCGGAGTGCGGGTCAGAATGTCGGCGCTGAGCGGCTTGGCAGGCGCCGGATCGACCATCACGTCATACTTGGTATTCAGACCCTTGCCGGTCTTCGTGATGATGATGTTGACGCCGGTCAGCGGGTCGGTGATGTCCTTACCAGCGTCGTCGTAGACGTTGATGAGATCCGCGACCTTACCGAAGGTCGTGCCGGTCAGTTCGAGCGGAACAACTTCGTCGAGGTTGCCCGAGAAATCGACAGCGCAGAGGAGAACCGACTTCTTGGCCTTCCACTCGTTGTAGAGCTCCTTCGAGTCCTCATCCATTGCCGAGGCGATTGCCATTTCGATCGCCGTATTCAGCGGCGAAGGCTGCTGGTAAACGGTGTCGCAGTCGCCAACGACGACGAGCGGCTTGCCGTTCTTGTCTGCCTTGATCCAGTGAACGCCGAGATCGGCCCAATACTGGCCGGAAGCCGGAACCCAGGGAGCCTGGGCGGAGGTCGGGGCCAGGATACGGTAGGTGTTGCGACCGTCCTTGGGCTTTACGGTCTTGCCGCTTCCGCCAGAATACTTGTTCTTGGCAGCGGAGACCATCTTCTTCAGTTCGGGGTTAAGCGCCATATGCTTTATTCCTTCGTGCTTCGTGCTTTGTGCTTTGAGACTTGCGGCATAGCTATCTAGCTAATTAGCTATCTACTTATAGCGATCACTTGATGGGATCGCATGCATTCCCGTCGGATCAGGCGGCCTTGCGGGCCGGCCGGATCAGTCCGGAATTCTTCCAGTTGTTCGAGAGTTCGGCTGCGTCAGCGGCTTCCAGGCGTGCAGCTTCGGCGCGCTTCCATGCGGCCGTTGCCTTCTTGTCTGCCTTGTCAGCCTTAACCTTGTGGACCTTTTCGAGAGTCTCGAGGTCACGAACGACCTTGGACTGACGAGAGACAACACGGTCGATGGTCAGTTCCAGACCAACGATCTTGCGCAGGTATGCGATGATTGCTTCCATGAGGATCTTCCTTTGAAGAGGCGTCACACTAAGTAAGTGCTTACTTACTTTATAACGCAAATGACGAGGGATTGCACTTAATTTGCAGAAGTTTCTGCGGCAGCATTCGCAGCATTGCGACGGGCTGCCCGGTCGAGCGCGAGCGCCCTGGTGGACTCCAGAGCATCTTCGCGGGCGTTGCGTTCGCGGATGGTCAGCTCGCCCTTCATCTCCTCGCGGGAGATCAGGCCCTGCTGAACCAGCATGTCACGACGATGCCGGAAGGCTTCGACCGCGGTCTTGCAGATGGACTCGACGCGCTTGGCTTCGTTCAGCGCCTTCTTCATCGAGATCGTGCGGGTATGGCGCGCAACCTTGGCAGCGACCATGCTTTCCGTAACCTTCTCGCCGGAGCTCGCGAGTTCATCGCGGATGATCTGCTGGACGGCCGCCTCGGTGTTTTCGAGGAGCATCTTGACCACGTCCACCTGGCGCGCGGCGTCGGCTGCCAGGATCCCATAATGGGAGAACATGGACGCCTGCTGCATCATGGCGTCGGTCAGGTTATTCGGGGAATAGGCGAGGTCGCGCTTTAGCTGCGCGGCATCAACGAAATCGCGGACCTGGTAGGTCGTCGACACGGTCGCGGCGTCTGCCGTCGTCGGGGTAGTCATGTGTCATTCCTCTGTTTGAGATATAGAAGTTATAGCGCTCTGACGCTCGGGCTGCGTCGATCAGAAAGCGCCGAACGTCGGATTGGCCTCGTAGTGCTGCTCCTGGTTCGCAGCCTCCTCGAGCTCCTTCAAAAGCTTGCGCTTGTGAGCTTCCATATCAGCCGCGAGCTGGTTGGTTTCAGCCCGGTGCTTCATGCGCTCCATATGCTGTTCCTCGGGCGAGGGGTCACCGGGCATGACGATGCCCATACGGCCGAGCGAGGCAACCTTCCTCCACTCCTTGATTCCCTCCCGACGTTCATCTTCAGTCATGTCGTTCCACTCCTCGATCGTATGTTTCTCGAAGACCTTCATTCCATCGATGACGCTTGGAATAGTCGCGCGAGCCTGCCATAGGTCGGGCGCCGGCCTGTAGCCATACTGCGTGTCAGTGAGAGGCTCGCCCTCCCAGGTGAAGACCTGATCATACTTGCTTAATGCGGGATCGATCCACATCCTGCCGTAGCTCAGCGGGATGGGACTCACCGTCTCCTGCACCCGCTTGAGGGTTTCAGCGGCGCTAACCTCGCCGCTGCGGATCTCATCCTGGCGCTGAAGAAACTTGCTCTTGCGCGCCAGGCCCTTCTTCAACCAGTTGAGCAGCTTCATGCGAGGCAATCCGCAACGGCGCCGAACACCTCGTTCATGTTCTGCTGCTTGTCCGGGTCGTGGTAGATTTCGCCGGGCGAGAAGCCGATCACGATGTTGGCGTCATACTTCTTCGAATAGATCACCTTGCCGGCCGCGTCGGATGCCTTACCCTTGAAGTCCGGGATGAAGTGGCGAACGGTCTGCGAGCCGAGCAGCACGATGACGGGCGGCTTGAGCAGGTCGATTTCCCGCTCGAGGTAGGGCCAATACATGGCGATCTCGTCCGGACCTACCTGCTTGCCGCGCTTCGGGCGCTTGATGAGCGCGGTCCAGTAGGCGTTCGACCTATCGAGGCTTGCCGCTTCGATCGCTTCCACGACCGCGTTATTCGACATCGAGAAGCCCATGATACCGCCCGTGTCTTCCTCGTTGCCAGGCGCGTCCGCGATGATCATGAAATCGGCGCTCCTACCGAAGAACGGCTTGACCGGATAACCGTCGACAGAGCCCGAGGTCGGGCCGTGCGCACGACGGTAGTCGTCCACGACTTCGCCAAGCGCGATCTTCGTGTCGTTGTCCCTGTTCAGCTCGTGGTCGATAGGGACGTGGCTGGCGATGAGGCCCGGCAACAGCTCGATCTGGTCCTTGATGCGGCTCGGGTCATTGGCCGGGACAGAGCCAGGCTCGATGCGCGCAAACGCACCGACGAGCTCCAGCGCCTCCTGGACGCGCTTGTTGCAGACGCGCTTCTCCACGCGGGACAGGAAGTCGTTCTTGTCCTTAAAGGGTCCACCTGCCTTGCGGGCCTCGAGGACGGCGTTGGTCGCCTTCTCTGACAGCCCCTTGATCCTCTGCAGCGGCATGACCAGGCGCACCGAAGTCGCCATTTCAAAGCGGTCGGTCGAGATGTTGATATCGGGCATCGAGACCTCGATACCGAGCATCCTTGCGTCACGGATGATACCGGTGAGCTTTTCTTCCTTCTGCACCGTCAGCGCGGCCGCATAGAACTCGGCAGCGTGGTAGGTCTTCAGATACATCGCCTGGTAGGAGATCAGCGTGTATTCGACCGAGTGCGACTTGTTGAAGCCGTAGCCGGCGAAGCCTTCGATCTTGTCGAACAGCGCGCCTGCCCATTCCTCGGTGCAGCTGATCGTGGCGACGCAGCCGTCGCAGAACTTCTTCCGCTCCTTCTTCATCTCCTCCGGCAGCTTCTTGCCCATGATCTTGCGGAGCTTGTCAGCAGCCGCGCCCGAGTAGCCGGCGATCACCTGGGAGATCTTCATGACCTGCTCCTGGTAGACGATGACGCCGAAGGTTTCCTCGAGCACCGGCTCCATCAGCGGATGATCGTATTCGATGTCCTCGTCGCCCTGCTTGCGCTTGTAAAACGAGTCCATCATGCCCGATTCCATCGGACCAGGACGGTAGAGCGCGGTCGCCGCGGTGATATCGTCGAAGGTGATCGAGCCGTCGCGGCCGAGCTCCTTCAGCAGCCGGCGCATACCGCCTGACTCGAACTGGAAGATGGCGGTCGTGTGAGCCTTGGCGAAGTTCGCCAGCACCTTCTCGTCATTGAGGGGAATGCGGTTCAAATCGAGGCGCTTGCCCGAGTTCTCGCGGATATAGTCGAGCGCCAGCGTCATAAGATCGAGCGTGTTGAGTCCGAGAACGTCCATCTTGACGAGGCCCTGGTCTTCAACGATGCGCTTGTCCCAACAGACGACGTTGCCGTCCTTGCGCCGCTCAATAACGGCGCGATCGACAATATCGACCCCGCCGACGATGACGCCGCCTGCGTGCTGGCTGAAGTTGCGGATGGTGCCTTCGAGGCGCTCCATAATACCCCAGTGGGTCGGATAGTTCAGCGCGAAGGCATCGATTTCCGCGACCTGCTTACGGCCTTCCGGCAGCGGCACGTTCTGGCCGTGCAGCTTCGGCACATACTTCGAAACGGAATAGTCCTTTTCAGGAATATTGGTGACGCGGCCGACATCGCGGATCGCAGACGCAGAGCCGAGCGTGCCATAGTTGTTGACGCCAGCGACGCGCGCCTCGCCATACTTCTTGGTCAGATATTCGAAGACCTCGTGCCGGCGCTCGGACATGAAGTCGAGGTCAGCGTCGGGCAAGTCGATACGCTCAGGGTTGATGAAGCGTTCGAAGAGCAGGCCGAAGCGGATCGGATCGCACTCGGTAATGCCCATCAGATACGCGACGAGGGATCCGCCCACGGAACCACGACCAGGGCCAACCATGATGCCGCTGCTCTTGGCGAACTGGACCACGTCCTGCACGAGCAGGAAGTAGCCCGAGAAGTTCAACCGCTTCAGCGTCTCAAGCTCATAGGCGAGGCGGGGCTTGTAGACCTCGACCAGCTCCTTCGCGTCGGGCTGATGCCCGAAGATCGGCTTGTCGAAGCGCGTCTTCCAGCCCTTCTTACACTCTTCCACGACTGCGGCGAATTCATTCGGTGCCATGACCGGCAGCGAGACCTCGGCCTTCTTCCATTCGTATTCGACGGCGTCGACCAGCTCAGCCGTAGCGATAAGGCCCCTCTTGAACTGAGCCGCGACGAACGTCGGATCATTCCCGCGCTTGACCAGATGGGCGACGGCCTTCTTCATTTCGCCGACGAGCTCGGGCGCGCCCATGACGTGCATGTCGCGATTGTGCCGCGACCTGAACCAGCCATCCGTCACCTTATGGTTCTCGGAGATCGCCGTCATGATTTCCTGAGTGTCGGCTTCGCCCTGACCGTAGAATGCCGGACGCACGACGATCGGGCGAACCGCGTTATCGACAACCTGTGATAGTGCCAGATTGTTCAGGCGGCCGTAGTAGGGCGTGTCGATCGGAATCAGCGGCGCATAAAGGTGAGCGACAAGCGTATTCAGCTTATCCACGATATCGTTGGCGCTCGGATGCTCCAGAACTGAGTGGGCATCACCAAGAACAATCGCCACATCGTTCGCTGAGAGACCTCTCAACTCCGCATAGAGATCCTCGAAGCCGAGCTTGGACTCGTAGTAGAAGCGGTCATCGGAATTGGCGAGCGTCAGCAGCCGGAAGATACCCTTCATGCCGGCTTCCTTGAGCGCATAGAGCGTCAGGAAGTATGCGCGCGGCATATCTTTCTTCTTTTCGTCCTTGCCCGGACGCCAGGTCGGATTGTCGACCAGGCGCAGGCGAACACCGATAATCGGCTTCAGCTTTTCAGCCTTCGCCTTATTGGTGAAATCGATCATGCCGGTGATCGACATAGTGTCGGTCATGGCGACGGCCTTTGCACCGACATCGACGGCGTTCTTGATCAGACGCTTGGTCGTGAGGATGCTTTCGCCGACTGAGAAGTCAGTCCGCGCTGCGAGAACCGAATGCATTGCTGTTATCCTCTAAGGGAGATTACACCGTCGTTGTTAGCGATGGCGCCGATATGCTCCAGCGCCTGAATTGCCATGCGGGCGTGCGCGTCAGCCGTGCCCTGCTGCCATTCGAGCTTCTTGACGAAGGCGGCCGCAAGGAGCTGGCGATTGAGACGCACGTCTTTGAGATTGAGGAGAAGGTGCCCGACGATCTGCATGAAGCGCATGGACTGGCCAAAGGGGTTCTCGCCGCGCGAGAACTTGCCCTTCACGTCGTAATTGCCGCGATCGAGACGATCGATGAGATCCTGGGTCTTCTTGGGCAGGACGAGGACAGTTGCATCCTTGGAAGCCTGGCGCGCTGCCTTCTCGGCGTCACGCGCCTGCTTCTGGTCGGACAGCACCTGCTGGGTCGTCTTGATCCCGTATCGCTCACGCAGCGCCGCCTGAGCCTCAATATGCGCCGGCTCGCAGAACTCAGCGAACTTGCAACCACGGCATACCGTGTCGTCCTTCTTGAAGGCGACGGCCGAGCCGAAACAACCGGGTGAGAATTCAGGAATAGTGGTCATCTTGGTCCTACTGCGAAATCAGCTGCCCGATCTGGGTAACTTCATCCATGATCTGCTTGCGCTCGACGCGGCTGGCGCCCATGAAGTCGAGGATCATCGATGAGGTGAGACGGTGGGGCATGGCGTAATTGACGCCGCACTCCTTGGCATATGCGGCCTTGGCTTCGAGATCCCTCATGCTCTGGATCAGCTCGGGCGGATGGTCCTTCAGGAACTTCAGGAACTGGCCGGCGCGCGGCGATACCCGGCTCAGCGCGTAGGCGAAGCAGTTCTCGCGCTGATAGGCTTCGTCCTGGGTCATGTTCGGATCGGCGACGAGCTGGCCGACCTGGCTGCCGCGACCTTCCTGACCATCGAGCTCGATATCCGCGTCCAGGGATGCGGCGATGGTCTCTTCGTGGAAGCGTTCGAAGTTCTTCTCGATCCACCGGTTGATATGCCGGCGCATGCCGCAATAAAGGAAGGTCGCGAACGCAGCACCAGCTTCGGCATTGTAGCGATCGCAGGCGATGCACCAGGCAACCCACAACTCACTTTCGATATCGTCGATGGTCTGCGTCCTGGCCCCAAGCGCGTGAACGCGCCTGAGAACCTTGGATGCAAAGGCCCGGACCTGGACCTTGTCGAGCTTCGGATCGCGAACGATTGCCATTATGCAGCGACTCCACCGAAGACGCGCTGCATGTATTCCTGGACAACCTTCTTATCGACGCGCGACAGACGGTTGGCGAAGGCGAGCTCCATGCCGAGCGACCAGTTGCCACCGTAAGCAATGCCGAGCGAGGCGCAGCGGATCAGCTCGCGCGGCGAGACCGTCATGGTGATCTTGCCGTCGCGGAACATCTTGCGGACTTCGTTCGCCATCTTGACGATCTTACCAGCCGATGCGCTGTCGATGCCGGTCTTGGACTGCAGGATCGCGGTCTCGATCTTCGCTTCCATATATTCGACCTCTTCGGTGATCGCGAAGCGGGAATAGTTTGCGGCGTTCTGAACGAGCGTGCCTTGATAGAGGCCAGTTTCGTCGCCGACGCCGTTGGTGTTGCCGGTCGCGACAAAGCGGAAGTTCGGATGCGGGGCGATCTTGCGGAAGTGCGGAGGAGCGTCCTTGATCAGCAGCGACTGGCCTTCGAGAACCGGCTGATAGACGGCAGTGACCGACGGCATGGCGAAGTCGTATTCGTCAGCGCAGTAGACCCAGCCGTTGATCATGGCGAGCGGCAAGGGACCGAGCTGGTATTCGGTCACGGACTGCTGCTTCTTGACCACGACCTTCTTGCCGTCGTTGTCGAGCTCCTCGACTTCGACTTCCTTGGAGCGAACGGTCCACTGACCGAGAACGTCCGACTCCTGCATGTTGATCGTGTGCTGGACGCGGATGAACGGCCGGCGCGTGCGGGCGGCTGCCTGCTGCAGGATCGTGGTCTTGCCGGTGCCGTGGAAGCCCCAGAGGTAGGTCGGCATGTTCAGTTCCATGCCGATGATGACCTTCTTGAGCAGGTCGATATTGAAGACGTAGCTCTTGTCGAGCTCGGGCAGGTAGTCGAGCGACTGAGCGTCGAGACCTTCAAGCACCTTGACCGGGATCGGCGCACCCTTCGACGACATGGCAGCGGCCGCGTTGCCGAGTTCGAACAGCTCATGGAACATGGCGTTCTTGAAGCTCATCTTGGAAGGCCCGAGACCTGCAGAGATAGCCATGTTGGCCTGGGGCGCAGCGGCTGCAGCGAGCTCCTTTTCCTTCTTCTGGCGCTCGATGACATCAAGCGCGGTCTGAGAGAAGAGCGGCTCACCAGGGAACTCGGCCTGGTAGCGTTCGACCGTCCAATCGGGATGGTTCTTCTTGATGTGGCTCTGGATCGAGTGGACGCGCACGTTGTCGATCTGGCACAGAATTTTATCGTCCGGTGCAGTGGCAGCTGCACCAGCGTTTGCTAACTGGCTCATGTTTAACCCTCTTGTGAAAAGCGCTTTCGCGTTGCGCTATAAGTAAGTCATTACTTAGTTTTGCGATGGCATGCAAGCGGGAATATTAAGCTCCCGCTTACTTTTTTTTCAGGACAACAGGATGCGCTTGATTTCGCCCATCACCTGGCCGGGGAGGTCCGCGGCATTATGCAGGACCGTGAACTTCGGATAGTAGCGCTTCACGCTGTCATCCTGGATACCGATGCCGATGCATTCGATTCCCATCTTGCTAAGCTGCTTGACGACATGGGACAGATGCGGCCCTGCCTTGTGGGAGCCGGCCGGCTGACCGTCAGACAGAACCATCATCACCTTGCGCTTTTCAGGGCGCTTGAGCAGACGTTCGGCGCAGTATTCGAGGGACTCGCCGTCGACGTTGCCGGAGATGCCGGCCTGCGCCTCGCGCATATAGGCAAAACGCGCCTTGACGGTCGCGGTGATGCGTTCCTCGAAGGTCTTGTAGATCGGCAGCACCAGCGGGCCAACGCGGTCCCACTGGATTGAGGACTTGTGCAGATCGTCGGTGATCGCCTGCCGGATCGTGTGGGGCAGGTGATGCCAGCCACCGGTCGTAAAGCCGATGACCTCGTGGGCGATCTTGACCGCATCGAGCGTGGTGCAGAGCGCATAGCCGGCCGTCATGGCAAGCTTCATCTTCGCGCCACTCATCGAGCCGGAATTGTCGATCACCAGTTCGACAGCCGTATCCTTCGACACATGCTCCTGCTTCTGCGTGAAGACGCGAGGATCACCCTGCGGCACGCGGAAGAGCGACGGCGCATGAAGCTTGCCGTTTCGATGACCAGGCGTGCGGATGACGTGCGACTGCGATGCCATCATACGCTCGATATCCTTGCGCATCTTCGAGGTCATCTGCCGGGTGTCTTCCTCGAGAGACGGCACCCAGGTCTTCTTCATGTCCTCGGGCGGCACCACAGGCTCGATGCGATCAAGGTCGCGGGTGTAGACGAGATACTGCTTCGGATCCATCGCAAGGACGGCTTCCTCGGAGATCTTGATGGCGATCTGCGCCGACATGTCGACCTCGTTGAAATCACCGTCCTCAAAGTCGAAGAGGGACTTGGACATACTGTTGCCGACACCGCCTCCGCCGCCCTGAGTTTCGTCCTCAGTCTCGTCGTCGGGGTCGCCTACTCCACCACCGTCGGCGCCGGCCGTAATGATCTGCGGGCCGCCCGGTGCATCTTCGTCGAATCCTTCAAAGCCTTCGCCGTCCTCGTCGGCTCCACCGGCGCCACCAGAACCAGCACCTGCCGGTTCATCGTCTTCACCGTCATCTTCGTCGGCCGCAGCCGATCCGGAAGCCTCGGACTCATCCTCACCGTCATCATCTGATGCGCCGGACGCAGGCTCATCGTCATCATCGTCAGCGTCTTCGCCATCAGCTTCATCGGCAGCAGGATCGTCCTCGTCGTCGCCGGCGTCTTCTTCGGGCTCAGCGTCTTCATCGCCGTCATCATCGCCAGCGTCGGGCTCATCTGCTTCCGCTTCGGCGTCTTCGTCGTCGCCGGCGCCTTCGCCCTTATCGTCTTCATCGTCCTTCTTCCCCTTGCCGTCGTCGGAGGGCTTCTTGTCCTCTTCCTTCTTTTCCGGCTCCTTGTGATCGCGCTCGCCGTCACCTTCGCCTTCGCCAGCCTCCTTCTCGGGCTTGTCCTTCGACTTGCCCTTGTCCTTCTTGTCTTCCTTTTTCTTTTCAGGCGGCTTCGGAGGGGCAGGGGGTGCGACCTTGCCCATGATGATCGCATGGAGCTCTTCGGCGATGACCAGCGTTTCCTTGGTCGTCGTGCAGGTCTTGAGGAGGTCGAGGGTTGCCGGCTTCATCGTCTTGAGGAGCTCGGCGACATACTTGTTCTTCCACCAGCTGCCCTTATCCATCCACTCCTGCATTTCCTCGTGATCACCGAGGGCGCGCATGGCCGGAACGATCAGGTAGTTGAACTGCTCGCGAGGATCCTTGACGCCCTTGAGCGCCTCGTCGGTGATCTTCGCCAGGAACCACTTGCGGGTGTTGGAGATGTTGCGCCGGGCGCCAGGAAAGGTTTTCGCCATTTCCCGCTCGATCATCACGTCTTCCACGATATTGTGGGTGTTCATGAAGGCGCGCTTTGCCGGACTGCGCAGGTCGGCTTCCGATACGCCACCCTTGCCACCATACCAGAGCCAGTCGGTGTGCAGGATGTGGCCGACTTCGTGGTCGATGAAACCCTGGATCGCCCAGACGAACTCCTGGGACGCATTGTCCGGGATGTTCGGGATGTTGACCTCTTCGGGCTGCTTCGTCGTGGTGTTGGTCCGCACGTAAGCCTGGGAGCCGCGCTGCGTCACAACGAGCCCCTTGCCAGCGAGCAGAGGAACGAGTTTCTGGACGACCTCGCGCAGCTCCATGATATCGCGGTTCATGCTTCGCTAACTCCTTCGCATAAGTAATCTATTACTTAGTTCTACGCTCAAAAAGAACGGAGAACGACAGGCTTCAGATCGAAGGGCAGAAGTGCCTTAGCCTCGCCCATCGCCGGGATGACGATGTGGATATTGCCATGCACGGGATGCTTGCCGCTGTAGATCGTGCAACCGTTCATGGCGTCCTCCTGTTTACCTTCAAGCTCCATAGCCAACTGGTAAGCCTGCTCGTCATTCATCGACAGATTGCGCAGGAAGGGGGACTCGTTAGACATGTTTCGCTTTCCTCGTAGGTTAAGTCAGTGATTACTTATGTCGGCAAATAAAAAGAGGGCCTGCCACGTTTATAGCAGGCCGCCTTTGGAACCGCGTCAGGTCAGGAGCGAGTTACTTGAAGATCTCGGCGAGCTGCTTTGCCCGCTCCGGTGTGAGCTGCGGTGTGTCGTTTCCGCTGGCGTCCCGAACGATCTGGAGGATCTTCTTCTCGGAAGGCGAGATACCGCCTTCGATGATCTCGGTCAGAAATCTGACGGCTTGTTCGTCATAAAATTGGGTCAGAGCGATCTTGAACAGGTCGAGAGGATCGACGTTCAAGGCTTTCGCCATTGCCGGCACACGATCGAGCGCCAGCTTAACATGACCAAGTTTCAGCATTGTGATCATGTTCGGATTGGAGTAACCGGCTTCCTCGGCGATCTCTTTCTGAGACTTCGTCGACTCCATCAGCTTCTTAAATATGTAGTTGGAAAACCTCGTGGGTGTTCCTTTTTCCTTAGCCATTTTATTATCCCCTGGATGGTGCGGCTCTGTTACGTTGCATTCTCGCTCTGACGCTTTCACTTATAGCGAGAAGCGCATGGGGTTACTGCGCCTCACCTCAGACCACATGAAAAAAAATAAGTCAACAGTTACTTATTTTTCTGGACTCCTCAGCTGTGATTCACTATCTCGCCGTCTCGGTCGTCAGGCCAGCTCATAAGTTCCATAAGGCATCTTATGCAATTTTGAATGGTTAATGGTCCGTTAACATCTACCATTGGATGAGTAAGATAATGGGGGTTCACAAATCGTGAGAATCGGGCGATCACTAGCGAAGTGATTTGCATGAGTCGAAGGGCAAAGCATGGGCATCCAGGACATCACGCCAGCGAAGAAGTATCGCGTCAAGAAAGAATCCAACGGCGAAAAGCAAGTGCTTTTGTGGATGGAAGGTCGTCTGACCGAGCAACTCGACCGGCTGATCAAGTCCGGCGCTTACCGTAATCGGTCTGAAGCCGTTACGGATGCCGTTCACCGCTTAATTGAGGATAGAAACTAGGGAAAAAGCAAAAGGCTCCGAGCCTGCCAGCCCAGAGCCTTTAATAGAAGCAAGGAGTTCGGGATCAATTAGACCGTCGGGTCACCGTAAACCAAGCCATTAGCATCTTGGTTATCCCGAATCACCGCTGATTTGTCAACCGACTTTTCGAGTCGGGCGGCGAAGCTTTGACCCGGAAATGAGGGATCATGACCAGCGCACAACCGTCCGGTTGGCGTGCTCTCAAGCCGACACTGCCATCGGCGCGAGAGCAGGACTCCGCGGACAAGCAAGAACTCTTCGACGCCGCTCGAATCGCGGCAAAGGTGCTGCAGCTGCCAAGCAGCGCCCGTTTCGTATTGGACCAACTCGTCGGCTGCTATCGCGGCGAACTCATCGAAAACAGGATCCTCGTATGGCCTTCTAACGAGTTTCTTGTGGAAAGAACCGGCATTCCGGAGCGTTCGGTGCGCTACTCGCTCGCGAGGCTCATTGAGGAAGGTCTAATCGTCGCCAAGGACAGCGCCAACGGCAAGCGGTTCGCCCAGCGATCGGCGCAAGGCCAGATCATCCGAGCCTATGGCTTCGACCTCTCCCCTCTCCTCGAGAAGCTGCCGGAGCTGAATGAGCGCCTGGCTGCGATCCAGGAGCGCGAGCGCGAGCGGGCGCTGGCCTTTGACGAGCTGACCATTCATCGCAGATCAGCCCAGGAAGCTCTCAGGACGCTTGCCGAGGTCTATCCGGACTCTGACATCACCGATCTGACGGCGCGCGCTCTGGAGCTTTCACGAGTCACGCCGCGGCGATCGGCGACGGGATCGGCCGACAGCGCCCGTGATGCCTGGCATCAGCTCCGTATGGAGGCAGAAGGCAGATATTACGCCGCCTCTGCCGGCAATTCTTGCCGTCACAAAGACAACAACAAATATGCCCCTGACCAGTCTTGTAACAATGGCTCTGAAGATGTGAGGGAGCCGGAGCGGCCGATTGCGACCGTAGATGACCTGGTTAGGGCGTGCCCGGACGCAATGGAGTTTATTGGGCAGGTGCGAAATGATCGGGAGTTTATATTAGGCGTCGGCAGGATGCGGGGCGCGTTTGGCGTGTCGCCGTCGGCCTGGGAGGAAGCTGGCCGCGAAATCGGGCTGCTCGGGGCGGCTGCGACCTTGGTCTACGTGATCCAGCTGCAGGCGCGGCCCACGCCAGGGGCCGAACCGATCAAGAATGCGGGCGGTTATTTCCGCGCGCTGGTCCGGCTTATCAAGTCCGGACAGGTTGACCTCACGCAGGAGGTCCGACGATTACTCAAACGTTAGCCCCAGACGCCGGCTTGCATTTCGCCAAATCGAGTTGCCAGCTCTTCCTCGACCACCTCCAACGCTTCACGGCCATATAAGATCTGCACCTTTATGATCGCAAACCGCGCCTCCTGCCGGGTCGAGAAGTCCTCGGATCTGGAATCGATGAGGATAGTTTCGATCAGTCGTCGTGCTTCATCTGTTAGTTCGGCCTTCTCACGCATCGAGGAGATCGCATTCGATCTTGTTCACGTCCGCAAGGCGCGCGAAGAACCGACGCTGACCACCGGGCCAGCGGCCGCCCTTGCGCGCAGGCTGCAGTTCCTTCATGGGGCTGTCGCCGATGAAGAAAGTCAGGCTCGAGAACTCTGATGCGCCCTTGCGGATATACACGCGATCGATGGTCAAACGGGTATCCGCCGGAAGGGTCACATCGACCTTGGCATGTTCGGCGTCCCGATATGCTTCCCAGAGCTCCTCGCCCCGCTTTTCGTTTTCGGGGCTATCCCATAGCCACTGATGACCCCAGCGCCCAAGATTCTGTTTCACCGTGCGGTGACGTTTCTCGTGGTCCTCCGCAGCCGCGAGGCGCTTTATCCTCTCGGCGTTCCAGGCGATCGCGTCAGGGTGCTTCTCGAGACCGAGCGCCTGCCAGATCGCAGCGTTGCGACCTTCATTGATGACGGTAAAGGTCCAGTCGGCCGTCAGAATGATCTTGTCGCCGATATCAGGGATCCACAGCTTCATCGTCGTTCCTCATCAGCACGAAGATCACGACAGCGGCCGTCAAGCCGAGCCCGCCTAGAAGGATCTGCGCCAGGGTTGATTGAAAGAAGTAGTTGCCCACCGCGACATACGCGGTGAGCGCCAGCAGGCAGAGGACGAGCCGCATCACGCGGCTTCCCTGGATTCAACTTCGCCATCCTTGTCGTCACGGAAGCGAATGGCGCGCGGGTGACGGAGTGATCCATCCGGCGTCACTTCCATGAACTCGGTTTCGAGAAGCCGGGTGAGAAGATTGGTCGCGCCAAGCCGCTTGAGCGTGGCGTAGTCAAAGGTTGCGCCCTTGAAACCGACCTTCGGAGCGACGCCAATGATTGCTGCGTCCTTCTCCCAGAGCGTCCAGAGATAGGCGCGATCTTCATCGGAGATCCCTCCTCCGACACGGACCTCGACACCCTTATGGTCGACGATGACGCCGCCCAGGATGTTTTCATACTTGGAATGCTCCTGGCCGTTGAAGACGCCAATCATCGGTAGATCGAGCGTCTCTTCCGCCTTGAGCTTCTGCCAGGCCGCGGACTTCTTCTTCTCGTAGAGGGCAGCAGGATCCTTGACGACGATACCTTCGAGAACCTTCGGCTGGCCGGTCGCCTTGTCGATCGTCTTGGCGAGCAGCTCCTTCTCACGCTCGGCATTGCCGCGGGCGAGATACTTGGCGAGCGTCATCGAGCGAGCGCGCTCAAACAGCGCCTGAACCTCGGCATCGTTATTGACGAAGAACTGCGGCACGAGCTGAACGGCTTCGGCGCCTACAGTGCCGGTGAGAGCTTCCTTGGCGAGCTTGACGAACTCCGCGACCCACACACGACGAACCTCGAGCGGCTCGCCGACGGCGCCAGGCGCGTCGAAGTCCTCGTAGCTCATCATGTCGTAGAGGTGGAGCTCGGCGCCGATAGCGTCTTCCTCCTTGCGCCGGAATGCGCCGGTCTCCTCAAACAGCGTCATCATGGCTTCGCCGTCGAGCATGAAGTTGAGGCTCGAAATGCTGCCCACGCGATCGCCGAGCAGCACCTTCTTCAGCGCATCGCTGCCCTTCTGGGCGGCGTAGGCTGCGGCTTTCATGACGTGCGGCACCAGGAAGTCGAGCGGCACAACGCGATTACCGGTGCGCGAGAAGAAGCCGCCATTGCCGTCCTTCGACAGGAAGGTGTTGCGATTTCCGTCGAGCTTGAACTCGGCCTTCATGACCTTGGTCATGCGTTTCGCCTCGTAGGCGACGGCGCGCTGAACGGAGAAGACCGGGATCAGTCCAGGCATAGCCTGGTTGATCGTGTTCGCGGCAATGCCGCACTTCAGATCCTTGGACAGGATCAGGAAGAGCAGACGCTGCCCATCTTCGTTGAGCGCTGCCATCACCTCGCCAATCTCGCGCTCGGCTGCCATGCCAGTGAGCTCGCGGCTCGAAAGCTGCTGCAGAAGCGGCTCGACCAGGCTCGGCTTAAACTCGAAGGCGAGCTTGCCGGCGTTATCGGAAATAGCCGGCGTGATGCCGAAGGTGATGAACGGGTTGTAGGCCCAAGTCAGAATGAACTTGCCGATATCGGACTCGGCAAGCGTCTTCGTCAGGCGCTCTTTATCCGTGCGCGACGACGTGGACGCAATGTCCTCGATCAGACGCGCGACTCCATATGCGTCCATGAATACCTCTCCTTATGCTGCATTGATTGCGGCCGCGAGGTCGCCGGTCCTGGCTGCCTCGTTGACCTTGTTAGAATTGTCGGCCTTCGGCTTTGCCTTGCGCGGCTGCTTGGGAGCGGCCGTCTCGGTATCGAAGGCAGAGCGGCTCGGCGGACCGTCAGTGGACGGCAGCGGTGCTGCGCCGATCATCTTGCCGATGCGCTCGGAGGCGCCGGCGATGAGGTCGCGCTCAGCAGGCGGAACGCTGAAATCATTGAGCGTCTTCTCAAGCACCATCGGGCGATGGACGCGCTCCAGAATGTCGCGGCGCAGCTTGCCGACGATCGGCGCCTTCGAGCCGTATTCGTCCGGCACGTCGCGGCCATAGGAGATCTTGGAGACGATCGCGGCAGCCGGGCACTTGCCGGCCGACATGCACGCCTGGCAGCCCTTGCGAACGTCCGGGCGCTTACCCATCCAGACCAGCTCGCGCAGCTTCATGCACAGGCTCATCTTGGTGGTGACGTTGAAAATCGGGCACGCGAACTGGAACTGATTATCGTTGTCCAGCGTCAGATATTGGCGCGACATTAGAACCTCCCGTAGAGATCGTTGACTTCATAGGCGCGGGCGATTTCGGCCTCTTCCTTGCGCTTTTGCTCCTCGAGCAGTGCGGCGAGGTCCATCTTCCGGGCGGTGTCGAGCTTCTTGCCGGTCTCCTCGTCATACTGAGGGTCGTCGGCTTCGCGCATGCCGCTGGTATCGAAGGAAGGGTCCAGATGCTTGACGTTCGACGCGCCGAGCTTGGCAAACATGTTGCGACCGATCGCAGCCATAAGCTCGCTTGCATCGGCAGCGACCTTCTCGACGGCCGGGCCGGTCTGCGAATAGCCATTGCTGGTCTTCTCGCGTTCCTTCTTCTCCCAGCCCTTGCGTGCCTTGATCGGGCTGTCGAAGGTCTCGATCTTGATTTCACCGAACACGCCGGTCTTGCCCCAGCGATAGACGACGACCGAGTTGCCGTTCGCAGCCTCGATCATCATCAGATGGTAGGACTTGGTCCCTCCTCGATGATCGAGCGAGATCGAGTGGACCTTGATCGGATAAACGGACATAGCTTTCCTCGTCGACAATCGCCTTTGCGCTTGTCGCTTGCTTTGACATCTGTGTTTTCAGTTATAGCGAGCGCGTCGTCGGAACGCGGTAGGAAGTAAGTAAGGAGCTACTTATTCCTTTGCAGCTGCGGCCTTCTTCTTGGCGTCCTCTGCATAGGGGTTGCGTAGACGCCACCTGATATCGAGCGCCGGCGTCCAGAGCTGTGCCTCGTAGAAAGCCTTGCGCGTCACGTCGCCGGTGACTTCGTTCGGATCCTTCTCGAAAGGCAATAAAGCGATACGGACCTTCAATCCGATACCGGACAGAACCTTCGCGGCGTCGAGCGCGGCGAGCAGCGCGTTGACTTCGCCGTCCCACATGATCGTGACGGTCGTGATGCCCCTCGCCTTCAGCTTCAGGAAGCGACCGAGTTGATCGTCACCATCAGGCGCACCATAGGACAGATGCTTGCCGAAGGAGCCGATCGGCACGATATGGCGTAGCTCCGAATCCTCATCGAAGGCGAGCTTGATCGCAGCCACGTCGAAACCGCCCTCGCCCATGCAGACATGGTCAGTCGCCACGGCATTGTGACCGTTCAGAAGGTAACGGCCGGTTCCGGGCAGTTCCATCGGGAACAGATACTTCTTTGCCGACTCGCCGGTCAGATCGCGGCCCTGGAAGGTCTTGAGCGTGCCGTCGAGGTCGAAGACCGGAATGATGACGCGATCGCTAAAGTTCTGCGTCTGCGTATTGCCGTCAGGATCCTTGAACTTCCACCAGCCGAACTGGCACCAACGCAGCTCGAAATACTTGCAGATGTCGGGGCCGAAGCCGCGCTGCTCGAGGTAGGCCAGGTTCGAACCATCCGGCAGAGGCAGCGGATCGGATACCGGAAGCGTCACGTCGCCATGCTCAACGCGCACCATTGCCTTTCGCTTCGGGCGATAGCCCTGGTCGCGCAGGATCTCCTCGCACATCTGGAAGGTGGCGCGCCAGTTGTCGCCAAAATCGAAATAGTTGTTGACGAAATGGACCTTGTTGAAGGACTGGCCGCAGACGAAGCAGTTGCCCTTCCCGTTATCGATCCCGAAATAGGTGCGCCAACGTTCGTCACGGCAGGCCGGGTTCGGGCAAGTCTTGATGTTCAGCTGAAGGCCGGACGTGCCGCGCGTCTCGCGAAAGGAGATGCTTTCGCGCTCGAGGAAGAACTCCATGTCCAGCTCGTCCTGGATCTGTGCAAAGGACAGCTTGGACATCTTACTCCTTCCCGATCACCTTCTTGAGGAACTGCATCTTTGCCCGGTCCTGCTTGATGCGCAGGCTGAAGCCGTCTTCGGTGTTACGAGACAGTAGCCAGGTGAGACGCGCCTCGCCGGCAGCCTTCTCAGCGTCGGTCGCGTTGATGCCGATCATGATGTCGACGGTTCGAGCCTTGTTCCAGTCGTCGCCAACATCGGTGGCCTTGGCCGTTGCAGCCTTTGCGCCGTCGCGGTTGGTCTGCGTGGCCGTCAGGAAGGCGCAGTTCAGCTCGTGGGCGAGCGCGCGCAGGTCGATATAGATGGTGCGCAGGTTCTCGATCAGATTGTCGGAACGATATTCCGCGGCCATTATGTCGGCGTAATCGACAATCACCAGGTCGAAGATGATGCCTTCGGAGCGATAGTTCTCGATGACGCGATGCAGCGCAGACGGCTTCAGGGTGCCGGATGCATGGTCACGGAGCTTGAAGTGGCCGGACTTGGCAGCAATCGCCCTGATCGCAGCTTCGACGGCGTCAGGATCCTTGTGCAGCTCGCGCATCAAGGTATCGGACATCGCGGCGTCGATACGCTCGGCAATGATTTCCTTGGACACTTCGAGGCTGTCGTAAAGGACGTTGAAGCCTGCCATCGCCGCGTTCTTGCCGAAGTCGCCAAGCGACATCGACTTGCCGGCCTTGGCTGCACCCATCATGCAGCTCAGTTCCTTGCGGCCCCATCCGAGGTGATAGAGATAGGCGTCGATCGCCGGGTAACCGGTCGTGATGCCGTTCCTGATGACCTTGCCGGCCTTCAGGTCGTGGCGCTGCTTAGTGCGGTTGCCAATCTCGTTGAAGAAGTCGTAGTCGCCACCGTCGGTGGTCGAGCCGATCGAGACGGCATCCTTCATCAGCTGGCCGATCTTGCCCCAATCCTTGCCCTTTTCGAGCAGCGGCAGGATCTGCATGATGGCGCCTTCGACGGCCTGGTGCTTGGCGAAGTCCGTCACCTTGTCCTGAACGAACTGCGGGTTCGACAGATCGGTGGTGAGCACGTCGCGCACCATCTTCTTGATCGGATCCACCATGTCCGAGCGAATGCGCTTGGCTGCGATCTCATCCTTCAAGATCGTCGGCAGGATCTTCATGTCGGGCACTGAGCGATAGGTCTTCACATGCTCATGCACGATGCGAACAAGGGCGCCGGCTGCGTCCTCGGTGAAATATTCGGGCTTGATCAGATCCTTCGTATTCATGGCGAAGTTCGTGTCGCGCATAACCAGCGCCGCGACCTTCGTCTGGAAAGACTGATCGAACTCAAACTGTGCCGTCTCAGTCACGTATCAACTCCAATTCCTAAGTAAGTGCTTACTTATTCAAGCAAGCGCGAAGCGTCATGCTCATGTTATAGCGAGAAGCGCGCTGGGATTACTGCAGGTAGCGCTCGATCATTTCCCATTCGGGGAGATCGGTGCGGACCTTCACCTTCTCAATCGGAAGCAGATCGTCCTCGATGAAGCGGGCGACGAACTCGGCCGGGTTGGAGCGGAGCTTGGCCTGCTTGAAGAGCCACTCGTGGTAGTCGTTCTGCTGCGGCAAATCGCGGTAGTTCTGGACGAGGTAGGCGGAGTGCTCGGCCAGATAGAGCCGGCTTGCCTGCAGCTCCTCCCAGCGATCGGCGATCTTCTCCACGTCATACTCGTGATAGAGGTGCAGCGGCTGCGGCATGTTGTTCTGCTTCCAGCGCCGCATGCGATAGGTGAAGGCGAGATCGATGTAGACATCGTAAGGGCAGCCCAGCATGTCTGCGACCTGACGGCCGCGCCAGCAGCCGACGAGCTGCTTCTTCGCCTTCGTGACCTTCTTGTTATCCGTCTGGCCGTCGGGGCGAAGTGCGCCGAGGATCGTGTCGAAATTCAGCGGGCGAATGTGTTCGGCGCGCTCGCGATCGAACTCGCGGGCAAAGATGCGCCGGTAGATATCGCCATAAACTTCCATGTATTTATGGGTCGCCTGCAGCAGCGTCATATGGCGATAATCGAACCACTTCCGCGACCAGCCCATCCGATCAAACTCTTGAAACTCATGCGAAATGTAGTTGGAGATGATGTAATCGTTCTCCAGCGTAGTGACGCGCTCGGCTTCGAGGTCGGTTGAATAGGCGGTAATCAGATGCGGCATGACAGGACTTTCGTTGTTCTGTGATGACTTATAGCGAGCGTCATGCGGAAGAGCAGACGAAGCGAGCGCGGGGTTGTCCGCGCTCGCTTCAAGGCTCGTTAGGCGTGTTCGTATGCCTCAACCATGTCCTGGCAGAGGCCGGAGCGGACGACCTCGCCGCGCGTGAAGGTCACGACCGAGACCTGGGAATGATTGCCGATGCGGTCAACGGCGTCCTGCAGGCCGGACTTGTAGCCGATCTTCTCATCGATCTGCGACATGTCGCCATTGATGACGAACTTGGCATTCTCGCCGATACGGGTCAGGAATGCCTTGAACTCAGCCTTGGTCGCGTTCTGCGCCTCGTCGAAGATCACCCAGGCGTCCTTCAGCGTGCGGCCGCGGATGAAGGCAAGCGGGATCGGCTCGATGATGCCTACCTTAAGGCAGTATTCATAGAAGCCGGCGCCGAGGGCCTCGACAAAGGCTTCCTTCAGCGGGATCAGATAGGGTGCGAACTTCTCGTCCAGCTCGCCCGGCAGAAAGCCCATCCCCTCGCCTACCTCGATCGCCGGCCGGGTGACGTAGATCTTCTTGATCAGGCCAGCCTTCAGGGCTTCTGCGGCGCGCTGGATGGCAAACCAGGTCTTACCGGTGCCTGCCGGCCCAATGCCGAAGATGATGTCGGAGGACTTGAACCCAGCGTCATAGCGCTTCTGACCATGGGTCAGCGGCTTGACAGGCTCCCTACGTGCGGGAGTGGGCTGCGCAGGGATCGACCGATCGGCAGAGGCGATCAGCTTGGAGTCGTTGCGCATACGTGCGCGGTCGTCGCGGCGGGTCTGGCGTGCGACGGACTTGCGAGGCTTAGACATTTCAGGAGAGCTCCATTGGGGAGGTATCGACTACGAGCCCAATGTAGCTGAAAGCTTCTGAATAAGTAAGGACTTACTTACATTTATTTCGGGTTGTGTGGGGAGCCGGGACGCGATCTCGCCGTCCGGAAGCTTATTCCCGTCCGTTCACTGTCAAGTATAATTATATGCACTTAGTCAGATGCATATAAGAGACGAAAGATGGATCACTTCTCCGGCGCGGAGAGTTCCGATCGAAGATTCTCATAGAACTTCACGGTCATGTTGAAAGCGTTCCGGCAGGTTCGAAGGCCGGCGCGGTCCTGGATCCAGTAGGTTTCCGTTTCGGCCTGATCAATATCGCGATCCGGCACGAGCACTCCTTCCGGACACGTCGGCTTGCATACCTGCTTGCCGTCCTTGTCGAGCTTGCAGATCCAGAGCACATCGCTCGGCAGAGGCGGAAGATTGATCGGAACTTTAGCGGACGGAGTTAACGCGCTGCACGCTGCTGCGCTTGATGCCACCAGAATGAGCGTCAGGATCCTGAAGGGCTTCTTCATTAAGGCGAGCGACATCATTTTCAAGCTTTCCGTTTTCAACAACCAGTGCGGCGATATCCTCCCGCAACTCCTTCGTAGCGTTCGCAATCGCCCGGTCATTGGCTGCGACCTGGTCGGCCTGCTTCTTGATCCAGCCGGCTTCATTGGCGTCCCAGCCGCGATCGTAGATGGCGTTGTAGGCATAGGCGCCGGCAGTAACGACCAGCACAGCCAGACTCGTGTAGACGTAGCCGAGGTAGGGTGCGATGAGCGCCTTGATCACTTCGTTACCTGGCCGGACTTGCAGATCTCGGCTTCGCCCTTGCGGTAATCGTCGCCCATCTCGCGGCGCTTCACGAGGCCAGGCACACGCACGCCACCTGCCTTGTTGAAGGCGGTCTGGGCGTCGCATGCGGCTTCCCACTGACCCTTCAGCGCCAAGCCGGTTGCCGTCGAATTGACCATTGCGGCAACGCCAAAGTTATAGGCGCCGGAGATCATTGCGGCCTGGTTGCCGATCGGGAAGGAGGTGAAGCCGGGAATCTTCTTGGTCAGCGGCAGGTAATAGTCATTGTAGAGATCCGCCTCGAGGAAGTCGGCGCACTCCTCCTTGGTGAACTTCATACCCTTGGTGACAGGCTTGCCGTTGAAGCGGGTCTTGCCGTGACAGATGTCGTAGATCTTGGCGAAGGGATCCCAATGGGCGGTCAGCACGGTGCCTTCCCACGGCTCGATCAGGGCTTCGGTCGCGAGGATGACCGCAGGCGGATAGACGTGCTTGGTCGGGTTGGTATCCTTGAAGCCCTGCCAGCCTGCCATCGCAGCGGCCATGATCGCAGCAGCGACGGCGGCCTTGCCGCGCTTGGTCGCGAAGGTCTTATTCACCGGCATGGGTGTCTCCTGAGATGCTCTTCTGAAGCTTGACGCGCAGGTAGGGGATCGCGAGGCCGATCAGGGCAGACACAAGGCCCATGGCCCAGGGCGCGATGGGCGCGTATCCGAGGAAGAACCAGTAGGACGCATCAAGCGCGTTGAGGATGAAGAGCGCGTAACCGCACCAGGCCACATAGGAGTGACCTAAGATCTTCTTCCAGTCGGGATGGATCAACGCCGCACCTCCATGGTGGGCATGCTCGGCCGCGGAGCGTTCTCGAAATAGTATTCGGCCTTGCGGGTCGGGGTGTTCTCCAGCACGGTCGTCAACTTGACGACGGCTTCCTTGAGTTCGCCGGTCTTCTGGCTGAGCTCCTTGGTAATGGCGCGATCTTCGTCGGTGCGATCGAGGCGCTTGTCCTGCATCTGATCCTTCAGCACGAGCTGACGAACGATCGGGGCATTTTCTGCGCGCCCGGCCAGCAGCCAGTTGTAGGCGGCAAAGATGCTGCCTGCGACCGAGAAACACGCGATCACAAGACCGAGCGTCTCCTTGTTGAGCTTAATGGAAGGCATGGCTGCCATGACACGTCTCCAACGAATAGATAAGTAATGACTTACTTACTACAGGTTGGAGAAAAGGGCAACTAAAAGCCGGGCGCAGCCGGTAGATTCGCTCATAAACTGGCGGGCGTCGGTAGCACCAGGTCGCTCCAGTCCGCGTCGGCAGCCTCCCGTGCCTCGGCCACAGTCGTAGCGGCATCGATCGCGCTCTTCACCGAAAGCCGGCGCTCCTCGATCATCGGGGAAATCTGCTTCCACAGATTGGCGATCGTCAGGATCTCAACGGCCTTGTCGAAGCGACTGACGCCTGATGCGATGGCCTCCCTGGCGATGTGGGGAATTTCGGCAGCCGGAAGCGTCTCACCAAGCGCGGCGTCGGCAACGACGAGCTCGGCTTCGATGCGCTTCTCCATGTAGACCATGTCCTGGCCCGGAATGGTCGTGATGTAGAGACTACGAACCTGTCCCGCCTGCAGGTCGACCTTGGTCTTCAGCTCCGCCTTGATAGCCGTGAGGCCCATCTTGAAATCAAACCGCATGGATGATTACCCTCTTGCTCAAAGTCGTGGCCCCGGTCTCGATCTTGACCTCATAATTTCCCGGCGTGTCGGTGGTAAACGCAAACTCTCCGTCGGACAGGTGCCATGCCTTCTGGAAGATGATCGGAGTTCCTTCAGGCACCGGGAAGGAGACCTCGGCCACCCCGTCAGCGGCGATCGTGTATTCGTCTTCGGCGTCGATTTCCTGCTTCGGCGTGAGCACACCTGCCGAGACATACCAGTCGCGCACGTCTCCAAGCTGATCCGCTACGGGAAGAATGGAGAGGCCGAGCAGGTCAGCCTGCTCGTTCGCTTCCTCTTCAGAGATCGCGTTGCCGTGCTGGGTGATCGAGCCATCAGGCTTATACAATACGAACCAAATCACTTCTTTGCCCTCATGATAGACCACGAAACGCTGTCGTTAGACATCGGGTTCTGCGAAAGCGCGCCGGCATTGTAGCTACCGGAACGAGGAGTGCCGCCGGAGCCGATAACGAAGCGGAAATAGCAAGTCACGGTCTGGTCCGAACCGATAATGCAAGCGCCGGAGATCGACTGGTTGCTGCACGTATATCCGTCAACGGCAGGCCCGACGATCATGGTCTGAGCGATCACGGTGGTATTGACGACGAGCTGAGCATAACCAAACCAGGTGATTTCACTGTTGTAGTCGATGAAGCTCCGGATGTTCCAGAAACCCGTGAACAGGAGCCGCTCAGTCGCTTTCACGGCGATGTTGCGGACGAGGATGTTCGATGAACCGTTGAGGTAGATCGACGATCCAGAGCTATCGACATAGACCTCGGAGATCGCACCGTTGGTGAGCTTCTCCCCGCCGATCGTGCCGGTGTCGATGTCGATGTTGGCGACCTTGATGTTCAAGGCGCTCAGGTTATCGACATCGATATGGTTGGCCTTGATGCCGCCGTCCACGATCAGGCTGGCCGCGTTGGCCTTACGAACGGCGACGCGGTCGACGTAGATGACCGGTTCGGTCGAGCCGGCGCCGTGGGTGATACGCAGATGGCAATAAGTAGCGCCTGCCGGCACGACCACCTTCTTCGTCTGCTCGGTGATCGTCGCCGGAATGGAGCTGTTGTTCCAGAGGAACGTGCTGGTCGTCTGCACGCCGTCGGAATCATACCAGTAAAGCGTGATGTAAAAGCCCGCGCTGCTGGCTGCGTTCAGCGAGCCGAAGGCGACGCTGACCGTCAGAGTAGATCCCGAGGTCACCTGAAACTTGTTCTTCATGTTGACGTTCAGGTTGGTGCCATACGAGGGGCTCTTGCGATCGAGCGCCAGGACGTAGCGGCCGGTCTGCGATCCCTCCGTCGACAGATAGAACATGCTGGTCGTGTCGAGACCGCTGAACTGCGGCGAAATGTTGCCACCGCCGAAGGCCCAGGTAGCCTCGGTGTCGAGCTCCTCGAATTCACCGTTCGACACCCAATTCTGGGCGTCATACATAACCATCTGCTTCGCGGTGATGATCTGCGACTTCAAGTGTCGCGTCTCGATCGCATCCGCAGCGATCAGCCCGGCCGTGATGGCGTTGGCCTTGATCTGCGCCGCGTCGATCGATTGCGCGCGGATGGTCCCGCCGTCGATGATCGTCTGGCCGTAGTTGGCGACAAACATCGTGCCACCGCTATAGGTCGCCAGCACGAGCTTGTTGTCACCGTTTGCCGTGCCGGCAGCGGTGGTGGAGCTGAGCGTGACGGCCGCGCCGTTGGCCGGATCCGTTGCGCCCTTGTCCCAATAGACATAGAGGCGGCCAGTGGTCCAGGTCGCGGTGCCGGCAGAGATGTTGACGAAGCCGACTTCGGGGGCGAGCGTCGTCGCATTGGTGCGGGTATAGCGCAGCACACCAGCCGTCCACGAGACGATGCCAGTTGCCTTATCGTAGGAGAACTGGACGTTCTCGAGGTTGATGCCGCGCTGGCCGATCGTCAGCTTATTGGCCGTCAGGGTGTTTGCCGCAACGGCGCCACCGTTGATCTCGGTCGAGTCGCCACCCATCGCCCAATCGCTCAGGACGCCGGTGTTGGAGATCGTGACCTTTCCGCCGTTGATCGTCGTCGTGCCGGTGTTGATGCGGGTTGCCGGATCGGTTGCGCCGAGTTCGGCATTGTTCTTGATGATGCCGAGCTGCGACCCGTTGACCGTGATGGTCCCGGCCATGATGGTGCCAGCACGGATCTTAGCCGCATCGAGGTCGACGACCTTGGCGCTGGTGATGATGGCATCCTTGATCTGCGCCGAGAGCGTGATCAGTTCGCCAGTCGTCAGCTTGTCGGCCGTGATGCCGTTCGGCTCGATCAGAACCGCGGCCGCGCGCATCATGCGCGGGTTGGCGACATAGCAGGTGCCGCCCACATTGTTGTAGTTGATGACCTCGAGCCGAACCTTGGCCGTGTCCGCAGGCGCGGTCGCAAAGCCTACAACGGCAGTCCAGGCCGTCGGGTTGCTGGTCGTGTCTGCCGTGCCAGGCGTCAGCAGATTGCCGTCCTTGTCGATGAACTGAGCACGCACGCCCTTGCGGCCGGCGCCCGCGTTACCGACGGTCTTCACATGCGCGGACAGATAGAAGCGCTCACCGGCGACGCACGGCACCTCGAGGGCGTTGGTCACGACGAGAGTGGTCGTGCCCGTCAGCGCTGCCACCCAGGTCTGGCCCGGATAGGCATTCGCTGCGTCCTGGATGATGCGCTCCTTGCCGCTCGCCCAGCCGACAGCGCTGCCGAGCTGCATGTCTGCATTTTCCGCAAGGATCGTGAAATCGCGGATCGACAGGTTCTTGGTGGTGACTGCGCCGGCCGCGATCTGATCCGCGCCGATCGCCCCTGCCGCGATCTGGCCCGTGACGATCTTGCCGTCGAGGATGGTGGTCGAGGTGGTCAGCACCCAGCCGGAGCCATCGACCTTCTGGATATACATCTTCCCCTCGGTGGTGAGGAAGAACTGCTTCGGGGTCTGGCTGGTAAAGGGCAGCTCAGGCAGGGTATTGCCGATGCCGGGCGGCTCGATCGAGGTCGCAAAGCTCGTCCGGTCGACGAGGCCCTCGAGAGCCTCGGTGGTCAGCAGAACGTTCGAAGAGACCGTGGTCGCGACCAGGCCCTCGGACCAGTCCGACTTGTTGCCGCTACCATCGACCGAACGCAGCCAGAAATAGAGCGTCAGCTCGTCATCGAGGTCGGTGACGAAGAACTGGTTGGAGCTGGCGACAAGCGTCGCAGGCCTTGCGGCGTCGGGTGCCGTGTCGGTCGTGCTCTGGTAGATCTCGTAGTGGGAGAAATCCAGTTCGGTATTCGGATCGCCGGACAGCACGACGAGGCCGAAACCGCCCCTTGCGGTCCAGTTCGACGGAACGGCAGGCGGCAGCTCATCCCGGCTTGCCGTGTAGATGAGCGGCGGGTCACTGAAGTTCGACCTGTTGCCGTTGGTATCGTAGGCGAGCACCTGTGCGGTCAGCAAGGTCGTCGGCAGCACGGTGACCTTCAGCGCCGGCGACGGGGCGGAGAAGCCGATGTAGTTGCCCGCGCCTTCCTTGATCTGGACGATGTAGCCCATCAGGTCGCCTTCGGTGTTGGCGTCCCAGGTGTAGGTGACATCCACCATGCCGTCGGCGCGGATGACCGAAGTTGCAGCGAGGCCGGTCGGAACCGCAGGCGCCTCAAAGTCGACGCTGTCGGTGTGCGTGGCGATTTCGAATTCGGTCGACCAGTTGAGGCCCGTCTTGCCGAAGGCGTCGTATGCGGCAATGCGGAAGTAATAGGTCGTGTTCGGTTCGCCCGGAACGGTCAGCGGGTTGGCCTGGCCGTCGTAATAGGGCTCGTCGGTTACATCGATGCCCGAGGTCTTGGAGCGCAGGAGCACATAGCCGGCATAGTCGGGATCGGCCGGCTGATTGAAGCCGAGGAAGATCGTGGACGCGGCAACGGTGTAGCTCGGCGCGATCGCCTGCGGGACCGGGTTGGTGAACACGCGATCGACCACATTCGAGGTGCGGGCGAAAACGTCGGTTACACTAACCTCGATGCGGACAGCGCGGGTCGGGGTCGAATAGCCCAGCTTCTTGCAGTCGGCGCGGTTCGAACCAAGATCGTAGGTATAGGTCTCAGACGTGATGCGCTCGGAGCGCAGCAGCGCGCCCGTGCCGTTGTGGTAGACGTTGACCGTGTTGTGACTGTAGTGCGGCGAGGCAACGTGCTCGAGGGCGCCATTGGCCGACAGCGCGAAGTTGTTCTTCCACCGGACCCGGAGATCCGTGCCGGTGAAGTTCGAGGTCGTCGGATCGTCGACCAGTTCCAGATCCGTGACGGTCGGGATCGGATAGCCCTCCGGGCCGACTGCCTCGAATTCGATGGTTGCAGGATCCGACACCAGGCCGGTGTAGCTGATCGTCTGGACATAGAACTTGTAGGTGCCGCCCCTCGTCGTCAGCAGCTCCATGAAGGTCTCGTTGGTCGAGCCAATGACGAAGCTATCGCCGTCCGGCGCATCGACGGCGACGACGAAGCCGCGCACCAGCGTATTCGGAGGCGGCGTCCAGGAGACCGTCAGCGAATGGAAAGTCTGGCCGCCCGTAACATAGCCAGTCTCACGCACGAGGAGGTTCGAAGGCGGAATGGCCTTCTTGTCCGGCCGATCATACGGCAGCGGTTCGAAAACAATGTCCTTCTCGATGCGCGCATACTTCAGCGGATCGTGAAACAGTGCCGTGATCTTGAAGACGTTGGTGTCCGTCTCATCGACGGAGATGACGCGATAGAGCCGCGGCGTGATGTCCGTGCCCTTGATCGTCCATACCGCGTCGGGCTGGGCTTCAGCGGAAAAGCCCGAGGAGAGACGAACCGTGCGAGCGTCCAGGAAGGCAAGGATCGGCTTGGTCTCGACCTGACCCGACGGCAGCGTCAGCATGAGCTGGTAGGTTGCGCCCTCGGTGTATTCAAAGTCCGCGTCGAGCGTCACCGTCAGGCCGCTGTGATCGACAATGCGCCCGCCCGCGCGGATCAGCGCCTTGCGAGGATCCGAGACAGCGATGATTTCGCCAGGCCGCAGTTCGGCATGATCCCAGCTCGCCTGATAAGTGAGCGTGTCGGTTTCGTGCTGTTCGGTATCGATTACCCACTTGCCGTAACGATGCGCGAGGCCGCGCGAGGTGCAGCCGGTGAGCTGGAGCGTCTTGTCGCGCCAGTCATACTTGTGGAGAAGCTCGCTATCGATGACGACTTCGGTGTCCGGCCGATAGAAGTCGTCAGGATTGTTCCACTTGACCATGATGACGGAGTGCCGGGCCTTGAGCGCCGTTCCGCCGTATTCGAACTCCCCACCCAGCACGTTTGCCGGCGTGACCAGGCGCACAGGATCCTGCGGCATGTCAGCGGTCGCAAAGACCTGGCCGAGTGCCCAATAGCCCATGCCGCGCCATGCCTTCGTGATCGACTGCAGCACGAAGAAGGCTTCATCCTTGGTGTTGATGACGCCGTTGAAGGTGTAGCGGGGCTCATAGAGATCCGCGCCCGTGTCGCCGTTCTTGAAGCCGGACTTGACGAGCTGGTCGCAATACTGCGCGATGGTGTAGAGCGACCACTTGTCAACGATGTCGGGCTTGATGAATTCGCCGAGACCGTAGCGGTCGTTGACCAGCAGATCGTAGAACACCCATGCCGGATTGTTCGTCCAGGCGATCTTGAAGGTGCCGTCCCAGATGCCGGTATAGGCGCGCGTCAGCGGGTTGTAGTTCGACGGAACGTTCACCAGCAGGCCGCGGATGTGATAGGACCGCGGCGGGATGTTCGATCCCATCTGTTCAGCAGAGCCGGAGATCGCGAAGGCAGCCGTGTTCGGGTAGATGAACTTGCCTTCGACAAGCTCGACGTAGCCCTCCCAATAGGTATCGTTCTGAAGCTTGTCGTCGGTGGAGTCGGCCGTCAGACGGCGCACGCGCACGTCCCAGGGCGCGCCATTCAGCGGCAGGGGAACACGGTGATCGATCTGGACCGGCGAGAGCGTCTTCTGGTTGGACAGATCCTGCACGACGACCTGCGTCCAGCCACCATTGTTGGCGCGCACATCGATCGCGTAGGAGACCGAGGTCTTCTTCAGCCCGCCCTTGCTGTCCTGCTGGACGAGAGACGGAATGCGCATGATGACGCGGACGGCGTCGACGTTCTCGTCGACGATGGTGCGCACCGTCGGGCCGAGCGAATTCTTGACCTGGACCTCGACGTTGACCGGCGTCTCGACGGCAGTGTGACCGTTGAAATAACCTTCGTCAGGCAGACCCTTGTGAGCGATCAGCGAAATGTTCTTGAAGTTGTAGGTGCCGTCGTCGTTGAGGAGCGGCGTCTGGTCGAAGAAGATTGACTTGGCGCCATCGACGAGACCCCAGATCGGACCTTCGGAGACAGCCTCGACCAGTCGGAAGTTCGCGCGCGAGCGCAGCGTATTACCGTCGTTCGTTGCGCCGGAGCCGCCCTTGCTGCTGCCCTTGAAGCCGCGAATACGCGCCGGCTGGGAATTGACGATTTCCTGGGTCGCGAGCGCGGTGTCGCCGTGGGAGAGGATATTGATCACTTCTTGCCTCCGCTGCCGACAGACCCACCACCGTCGCCGGTGACGGCGATCTGCTCGATGTCGATGCCGCCCGAAATCAGGACGCCGCCCGTGATGACCTCGCCGTAGACAAGCGGGACCGGAGCACCCTGCTCTGAGGTGTTGCCAGGCCCGGACATGGTGAACGACTGAGAGCCGTCCTCTTCCTTGGCCTTCTCTTCGGGCGAGAGCAGCGATGAGACGCCGGCAAGCGCCACTGCCGCGCCAAAGAGCGCAACCTGGGTGCCGGTGATGCCGAGAGAGCCCATCGCGCCAGCGCCGATCGTGGTCGCCAGCGCGCCGCCCGTGAATGCGAATGCTGCGCCGATCAGCACGACGCCGAGAACCACCTTGAGCAGGCCACCCCGCTTGGAGCCGGCGACGAACGGCGCGATATGGAGATCACCCTTGCCCAGGCGAAAACCGCTGATCTGGGTTTCATCGAGCGCGAGACCGCTGTCGATCTTCTTGCCGCGCACGACATGCCAGGCGCCTTCGCGCAGATCCTTCATAAACATCGGGAAGTTGGCCGCGAGCGCGCGGACAGCCTCGCCGGCCGTGCGCACGTCGAGACAGAATTCCTTGCCATACTTGTCGCCGAGGGAACCGTGCAGGATGACCTTACGCATGGGCGTTCCCCTTGTAGCGAAGCCAACGCGTTGCCTGCCGGCCCCAGAGCCCGGCAGGTTCACGGCGCGACATGCGCGAGGGCAGGTGATGGACGATGAGGTCGTTACCGACGAGAAGCCCGCCGTGGTTCTCCTTCGAGGAGCGGATCTTCATCAGGAAGACATCGCCGGGCTGCGGCGTGTCCGTGCTCTCCACGAAGCCGGCCTTGGCGAAATTGTCGATGTAGAGATCCTCGCCGACTTCCCACCAGGCATCGCTGCGCGGGAACTCAGGCAGAATGATCGGATCGTAAGGCCAGCCGGGAATACCCTGCTTTTCGAGCGCGTCCTTGCCGAGCGCGTAGGCGTCCTTGATGACCGCATAGCAGTCGGTGACGCCGTGCATGAACTGACGGCCGAGGAGCTCGGGAATGTCGCCGCCCCAGATCACCGGCTTGTCGGCAACGCGTTCCTCGTCGAGGGTGATGATCGCCCAGGGCTTACCGGTCTGGACCTGGCATTCCATGTCGGCCTTCGACGGATAGAAGGGGCCGTCCGGGTGCGAATGCACGACCACATCGATGTTGTCGGCGTGGGTGACGTAGACGGACGGCGAGATCTCGAAAGAGCACCTGCGGCAGGAGCAGTTCGGATCATCGACGTGAGTGGTCGGATCAGCCGCGACGTTCTCGCAGGCGATATACCTTTCACCGACGATCAGACCGCAGCTTTCCTCGGGATAGACCCGACGCGCGTGAGCCTTCGCATCCTCGAAAGCGAGTGCAAACTTCATCATTTAGGAGATCCTCTGGACGCCAGGGAAGCCGCCGAAGGGCAGCGGATTGCCGCGGCCGAAGCGGGTGCGGCAGCAGTTGAGCCGGCGCGACGGCATGTCCTTGGACGGGTCGCTAACCTCTGCATCGTTGATGTCGAAATACCGGCCGCCCGTGTAAGGGCACTGCGCCTTGGAGTAGTCGAAGGTGCCGGTCAGGGTGTTGAAGTAGCGGTAGCGCCACAGGCAGGTGTTGCGGATAACCGTGCGGCCAGGCAGCATCTTGCCTTCCTGGTCGATCGACGCAGACAGATCCCACTCGATGAAGACGCCGTTTTCCGAGGTCTTGCGCTCAAAGCGGAAGATGTCGGGGCCATAGAAAGCTTCCGGGTCGGCGTCGGGCTGGTGGTCGAGGAAGCGCTTGTAGGTGCGGACGCGGTAGAGCGTGCAGCCGAGTAGCTCGCCATAGGTCGAGACCAGGGCCTGGGCCATGCCGTCGACGTTGGAGATGCGAATCTTCGGCTGCGGCAGCGCGCCGGCGCCGGACGTTTCCAGTCCTTCGAACTGAACGTCGACGGGCTGATACTCGATGCTGTTGTAGACGACCGGGCCGTCGTTCTCCGAGCCCTGCACGAAATACATCAGCGGGCCGCCCATCGGCGAAGCGTCGATGGTGAACAGCGAGATGATGGCAGACGGCGAAAGCGACTGAGCTTCAGACTGAACGGACATTCGGGCCTCTTTAATGAAGCCCAATTGTAAGTAAGTGCTTACTTACTTGCAAGCCCTAGATAAGGAAACACTTACAATTCGGTCGTGTAGCTCTGGACGAAGTTGGCCGAGACGGACCAGATGCCACCGTTGGTGACATAGTCCCACTCCTTGCAGGTCCACTTCACGCGAAGGGGTTCGCCAAACGGCTTGAACCAGAATGCCTTCGAGCCCTGCCGTTCTTCGAAGAAATCGACAATCTCGCGCATCTCGTCGTAGGTCAGCGTCTCCCACTTCAGGGAAGTGGTCTTCCTGATGTGGTTGATGCCCTTCGGCATGGTCTGGCTGTATCCGTCGCCGAATTCCGACTCCCAAAGGTTGACGGTCGGCTTGTGAGCAGTGCCCGGCGAGGGACCGACGGGCGGTTCAAAGGTCGGCAGCGCCATCAGCGGCTCCTCTGGTTCATGTAATTGCCCGGACGCGTCTGCTTCCGGATCTCTTCAGCGACGACGCCACGCATCGACCGCTCGTATTCGCGGGCCATCTTCTTTGCGAGATCCTGGTTCTGTTCCGGCGAGCCGGCCGAGCCCTGAACGGTGATCGGCGACGAGATGACGATCTGCTGGTTCTGGGAGAAGCCGCCCATCGCGTCCATCTGATCAGGCGTGAAGACACCCTCGCCCTTCTTGGCGATGATCGGCACTTCGGAAGGCAGCAGGCTGTCAACGATGCCGCCCGTGTGGAACTTGGGCGCGCCGTGGAACGCAGCGGCCGAGAGCATCTTGGACGGACGAGCGCCCGCGCCGATAATGCCGCCCGTGTGGAAGAGGCCGACAGCGGCACCCTTGCCGCCCTTACCACCTGCAGCAAGCGCAGCCTGGCCGCCCTTCTTGCCACCGGAAGCAGCGCCACCGCCCTTACCGGAGAACATGCCGGACATCATATACTTGACGCCCATGCTGACGATGTCCTTCAGGATACCCTGAAGAGCCTGCTGGAGGTCGCCGGTGCCCGTGATAAGGCCGCCGATACCGTCCGCCAGCGAATCCATCCAGCGGGCCGACGCCTGCGCCAGGTTGCCCTGCAGGTCGCCCCACTCCTTGAACTGCTTCTGCATGGGCGACATTTCCTGCGCATACTGTGCACGGATAGCCGCCTTCTGAGCTTCGCCACGCCTGGTCGCCTCGATCTCATCCTCGCCGGCAGCAATCGCTTCCTGCGTGGCCTGGTCGATAAGGGCGATCTTGCGCTGCATCTCCTGCTGACGCATCTGCGTCGTGGTGAGCAGCGTGCTCTCGGTGTCGCGACGTTCCTTCTCGAGCTTCGTCTGGGTGACGGCGCTGTCGAGCTGGGACTGCGAGCGCAGCATGTTGGTCTTGGTCTCTAGCGCCTGGCGATATGCGGTGCTGTCTTCGCCATAGAGCTCCTTGGTCTTGGCGATGTAGGCGTCGAGACGGGTGGTCAGCTCCTCAAGGGCCGACGAGTCCTTGATGTAGTCCGGATTGGAGACCTTCTTCTGAGCTTCAGCCAGGCGCCGGTTGAGTTCAAGGCGATCCTCCTCGAGCCTTTCGGTATCGCGATCCGTCTGGGTCCGAAGCTTCTTCTTCTCATCGACATCCTTGGCAACGGCGTCGTATGCCTTCGCCGCGGCGATCGCGTCCTTGTAGCGCGCTGCCTCGGGGTTCTTGTCTTCGGCGCTGTCGCCGAACTTGCCGCCCGCGATGGCCTTGACCAGAGCGTCATAGCGCTTGCCGGTATCATCAGCGTCCTTGCCGAGACTCTTCGTCTCGGTCGAGGTCTGCTTGATCCAGTCGGCCAGATCGGCGTCGTTGGTCTGCTTGCCGAGCTCCTGATACTTCTTGTCGGCCTCATCAAGCGACTTGCGAAGGTCTTCGGTCTTTTCGATCTGAGCGTCGATCACGGTCGGCTGGAACTGCACAAGGCTAGCCGGCTGTAGCTGCGGCGCCGGTGCCTGCTCCTGGCGCGTGCCAGGGCTAGCGCCGCCCTTCCACTCGAAATGCATCGCGTCCTTGACGGAATTCCAGTCGCCGCCCCAGGACAGGCCGTGCTTGGCAGCCATCTCACGGATGTTGGCCGGCATGTCGGTGACGAGCGACTTGCCGTAAGGGTTCTGCTCGGGATTAATGTCGATCGCATTGCCGAACGCATGCTCGGAGAGGCCCTTGCCGGAGACCTTGTCACGAAGGCTATAGCCGCCCACCGACTTAACCTTGTAGCCGGACGCCATCAGCTCATCGAGGAAGCCCTTGAACGCGTCCGCAGCCGCCTTGTGGACCTGCACGGTCATGCCGTTCGAGGCCATGATCGACGTGATATTGCTGTCCTTCCAACCGGAAGCGCGGGGATCGCCGAAGGTATCCATGTTCTTCGACATCAGGTTTGCGCCACTGGTCGGCAGGCCGGTGAAGCCAGCCATTCCCTGCAGAGCGCCGCCCTGGAAGCTATTCAGCGCAGGAAGGCCCTTGCCGATGTCGGCGAAGTTCAGACCATTCAGCGACGTGCCGACGCCCTGGATAGCGCCGCTCAGCCGGCCGATGGCATCGGTGACGGTGTCGACGTGCTTGACGGTCTCGTTACTGAACGTGTTCTCGCGCATGACCGTGCCAACCTGGTTGGCAGCCATACCCTGGGCGTTCATGGCGCCGACGACTTCGCCGAGTGCCTTCTTGATGTTGTCGTAGGGACCGAGGGCGAAGTAGCCACCGTTGTCGAGACGCAGGCGCATCTTCTGGGCGTCGTTGAGCTCCCTGCCCTGCTGACGCTCCAGGAGCTTCATTTCGCGCTCGCGAATATCCTCCTGGACATTCTCCAGATCACGGTCGGCCTTCTGGTTACCCTTCATGGCCTTGTCGAGGGTTTCCTTCGCCTCGGCAGCAGCCATCAGCTGATCGTGGAGCCTGGCGACATCCTCGCCACCTTCCTTGATCGAACCGAAGTCATTGGCCGCGATCTTCTCGGCCATTTCAGCGGCAGCGCCGGACGCGCCGTTCATGTTCGCCTGGATCTTGGCGATATCGGCCTGAAGCTCCTCGAGCGCCTTCTTGCCGCGGTTGACATCCTTGGTCTCGTTCGCACCGGTCGAGGTGTGGTCGACACTGAAGGTCTTGTCGTCCAGGGTGAGAAAGCGCTGGTATTCAGGGTTGCGCAGGCTGTTGACGTAGGCGATCTGCTGCTGGATCAGCTCCTTTTCGGAGCCAGACGCGGTGGTCAGCGCCTTGTTCAGCGCGTCGAGGCGATTGTCGTATTCCTTGATGATCGCCTTGGAGAGGCTCTTCTGGTTCTCCCGCAGATCATCCTGATACTTCTTGGTGATCTCAGCCTTCGACTCTTCGTGCTCGCCGGTCTTGGCGAGATCGTCGTCAAACTGCTGGTCGCGCTCCTTCTGGAGCTTCTCGTAGCCCTGCTGCTGGACAGCGACAGCGTCCTGGATGCCTGCCTTGTAGGTATCGAGCTTCTTGTTGTTCTCGTTCTTGGCCGCGTCCTGGACGAACTTCGGGCTCTCGACCTCGAACTGTTCCATCTCCTTCTGGAGCGCGGCAATCTTGTCATCCCAGCCCTGGCCGCCCAGAGCGCGGGCGTTCTGCATCGAGCTGAGGCGTTCCTGCAGCTGGTTGCGCTTGGCTTCGACCGTCTTGCGGGCAATGGCTTCGGACTCGGCGCCGAACTTCTTCAGCTCCTCGTAGGCGTCGCCGACGCGATCCTTGAACAGGCCGAAATATTCGCCGGCCGTATAAGCCGCGACGCCAACACCGACGATCAGCGGCGCAAAGGCCGTGAAGCCGGTCAGGATCGCTCCGAACGCGCCACGCATACCCATCAGCACGAACGACAGGCCGGTCGTAGCCGTGGTCATGTTCCGGAAGCCGGTCACTCCAAGCGTGATGTTGGATACAGCCTCGGCCATGTTGGTCCGGAAGATCTTCCAGGCAAAGCCGGCAGCCGTGATCGCAGCCGTCGTCGACTGGATACCGCGGGCAAGTGCGAGCATACCGAGGCCGCCGGCGATGATGACGCCGACGCGGGTGATCTCGTCGCGGAACTGCCAGATCGTGGTGATTGCCGTGCGCAGACCCTGGACGACCGAGGACAGGGCATTGCCGAGCCTGGTCGCGAACTGGTTTGCCATATCACTTGCCAGGAACCGGTTGATGTCCTGGAGCTGACCCTTCACCTGATCGAAGAAGCCACTGCCGCCTTCATTGGTGGCAAGGTTCTGCAGGTTGGTATGAAGCTGGGTGAGCTGGCCCGAGAAGGTGCGCATCATGCGCTGCGAGGTGCCACCGTAGACGCGGTTAAGCTCATCGTAGAGCTTCTCCAAAGCCGGGCGCGAGGCTACCGTGCCGGTGGAGATTTCCTTGGCAAGCTGACCGACAGACAGGCCCATCGAGCGCGCAAGCAGCTGCATCGCGTTCGGCATGGATTCGCCGATCTGCTGACGCAGCTCTTCCATCTGCAGGACGCCCTTACCGGCCGCCTGGGTAATACCGAGAATGGTGCGGTTAAAGGCTTCGTCGGAACCGCCGAACGACGCGATACCATCGGCGATCGCCTTCAGCGAGCCGTTCATCGGGTCCGTGCCGGTTGCCTTGAGCTTGACGAAGCCGGAAGTGATGGTTCGCAGCGAGAACGGCATCTGAGCCGCCTGCTCGCGCAGATACTTCACGTTGTCGGCCGCTTCCTTCATCGGGTCGGCGGAAGTCGCCATCGCCCGCATCTGGAAGTTCAGCTTTTCCATTTCCGCATTGATGCGGACGATGTCGCCAACCCAGCCATTAGCCGCGCCGGACATCTTCGACAGTCCCATCGATACCAGGCCGGTGACGATCGACACGTCGCGAAGGGTGGACAGAAAGCCCTTGGTAGAGCTGTCCATGCCAGTCATGGAGCGAATGACGTTTCCGCCATTCGCTGCCACGTTTGCAAGCTGAGGGTTGGTGCGAACGAGCTGCGCCTGGAGCTGCGCAAGCGACTGCCCTGCCCGGAGCATGCCCGAGGTAAAGGAGCCGTCTGCCAGCTGAAGTTCAACGCGAATAGCCGTCATTCTCAAATCCTAAGTAAGTAATTACTTAGGTCAGCGGCCAGCAGCGATATTCATCTTCAGTGCCCGCAGACCCTCACGATCGAATTCAGGATCCAGTCCAGTTGCGGGGTCGATGCGGATCTCCGTCGGGATTTCCTTTTCGAACACGTAGACCTGGCCGGCCTGGTTGTTCAGTGACTTGAAGGCTTCCGTGTAGGCTTCCTTGGTCGTCACCGATGCCAATAACTGGATCTGCCGGAGATCCTTTTCTGCCCTCAAGCGATCAACCATGTTCGAGATGAACCAGAACTGCTTGATCGGTAGCTTGAGGACGGTTTCGACGGTGTAGCCATACTCGGCCATGACCCTGCAGAGCAGGAAGCCGAGATCTATCTGACTTACGCCGCCTGCGCGGACTTTCCCGTCTGTTCGATCTCCTTGATCGCTTCGGGATCCTGAGAGACAACCTCGCCATTCACGGTGATGATCATTTCGTAGAGGCTCTTGATCACGTCGAGATCCCAGCCGCCGATCTCCTTGCGGTCGATGGTCGGGAACGCACGCTGGATAGCGCGGATCGTCAGCTCGGCTTCCTGGATCGGAGAGGCATCGAGACCGAGCGTCTCCACGTCCTTCAGGTTCTCAAGGAACGTATCGACGGTGGCCGGAACCATTTCGTGCTTCTTCCCGTCTTCCGTCTCGATGACGACAGCGGCAGGCTTGCGAAGGGAAGCGATATTGATGACCTTGGTCATATCTGTCTCTCTGTTGCTTTTAGGAAAAAGACCGGCGTCCCTGGTGAGAGGCGCCGGCCGTGAGGATTAAGCGGGTCGGATCGCTTAGGCGGTGGCCGTCACGTCGCCGACAGCGAAGAGGTCGCCGTTGTCCTGGGCGTAGCCCTTGAAGACGGAGTTGAAGACGCGCTCGTTATCGAACTGGTAGGCGAAGTTCAGAGCACCGGGGCACATGGCGCGGTGGATGGTGAAGTCGTCTTCGCCGTCCGTGCCCTTCGGACGCAGGACCAGGGTCTTTGCGAGCTTGAGCAGGTTGATGTTGACGCCGGTCGAGACCTTGACCTGAGCCTTGGTCGTATCGACGCCGCCCGAAAGGTTGACGGTCGTGACGTTGGCCGGAGTAGCAACAGTCTTGACGATCGCCACGTTGCCGTCGACGCCACGGCTCTTGGCCGTAACCGTTACGACGGCACCGACAGCAGAGGCGACGAAGTTGCCGGAAATGGCGTTGATCTTGATGGCGAGCTCGCTTGCGGCGGCCGCGATCGTGGCCGGGATTGCCATTTCGTTCTGCAGAAGCGGCGTGGTCTTGAAGACGTAGTCGATGCCGCCGAACGAGATCTTGTCATTGTTGACCGGAGCAGCCGTCGAGAACGTGATCGTGCCGGTCGCCTTGGCGCCGTCAGAGATCAGCACGGAGCCCGGCATGACTGCGACGAGGTTGTCGAGCGTGGTTTCGGCGAGCGGGACGGTCGCCTGGACGGTGCGGCCCATGATAACTTCGCCGATCGGGGTTTCACCCATCTGATCGACGGTAATTTCCTTCGTGGACGTGGCAACTTCAACTTCGACGCCGCCCTTGGTGAAGCCAAGGTCAACTCCGTCGAAGAGAACGTTGCAGACGCCGAGCTTTACGTTCTCGGTGGACGACATACGTGATTTCTCCTAGCGGCAGCTTCGCCCACGATGGACGAAGTAAGTAAGCACTTACTTACAATACCGCAAACCGATGGGGCTTGACAATAGTAAGTAAGTCCTTACTTGCCGATTTCGGCCGTAGACACCCTAAACGGGCACTGTTAGAGAGGCTGCATGCTTCCAGGAGACAGGAAATGACGACACGTAAGGCAGCGATCGCCGCCCTGGCGATGCTGAGTGCCGCGACAGGCGCGAATGCAACAGACAGCTCGGCGATCAGCGCCATGCAGATCCACATCACACGCATGCGTGTGATGACCGAGAGCTGCCAGCTTCAGTTCGATCCCAAAGTCTACACCGACTATCTCGGCGTGCTTCTCCAGCAGGGAGCCGACATCGTCAAAGTCCAGCAGGATCTCGACAGAGCCTATAACGAGGAACGGTCGCGGCCGGCACAACTGCCCTGCCCTTCCGATTACCTCGATCAGCTCTCGAGGCTGAATCGGATCTACAGGTCGATGCTCGACGGCATCCGGCAAGGCTAAGAGCGCCAGGCCGGCTTGAAGCCGAAGGCTGCCTGGAAGTGCTGCGAGAACTCCAGGCTGTTGCCTTCAAGGCGCGGATACTGGATCGGCAGCGAGATCGGATAGAACAGGTTGATATGTGCCGGGCCGCGCTCGGAGCTCGCCTCGTAGAATTCCGGCTTCTCGACAAACAGGATCCTCGACACCTCGTTTGCCATCTTGTCACCCTCGACGGGGTCGGTATGGCGCGTGATGACCTGCAGCTGCGTCTTGTGCCAGCCTTCGATGAACGGGTCGATCTCGATACCCGACAGCGGCGCCCGGATCATGACGCCGATCTGGCAGTCACCCGGCATGAAGCTGCGAAACAGGGACTGACCGGGCACCACGAGGCCGCTATCGGCGAGCTTCTTTTCGAGAATGTCGTAGATCACTTCTGAACCTCTTCGATAATCCTGGTGATGGCAGCGATCGTCTTTGCCTCGAGCTTCTGGCCCTCCTCGGCCGCGGCGCGCGTGAGGAAGCCTGACCCGACCTTGCCGGGGTTCTCTCCCATCTTCTGAAGCGTGCGCTTGCCGGGCTTCTCGATGATGGACTCGTAGTTCTCGTGGATCAGCGTGACGTAGCGGTCGAACTGCGCCTCAGTCAGCGGCGTGCCCGATGCGGAAAAGGCGTCAGGCGGCATCATGATGCCAACGTCGATCTGAAGGCGGCCGTTGGCGCCGGCGTAATCCTTGATGATCTGGATACCGCGCACCAGGTTGCCGGTGTCTTCCGGCGCATACTTCCTCGCCTGCTCGACAATGATCTCCGCAGAGCGGTGCATGGTCTTGCGTGCTCCTTCTGGCACGCGCGTTGCCATCGTGCGAAGCTCGGTTCGCACGGCAGCCAGGCCAGTCATGCGGATGCGCCCGTTCATGCCGGCAGGAGCTCCATATCGCATTCGAAGTGATCGACCGCGCCCATGACGGAGCGCCGGACGTGCTTGGACTTGATTTCGAAGGGCATGCCGTCGAATTCGAAGCGGTCGCCGATGTTCACCGTCACATAGCTGGCGATCAGGATCTTGCCGCGCTGGGCGCTCTTTTCGTCAGCAGAGCCGCGGGAGGCGGACGAGTCGGCGCGCACGACGGTCTTGTCCGAACCGATGTCCAGGTTGACGATGCCGCACGGGCAATCCACCGCCTCGGAATAGGTCGGCCGGGCATGAACGTCGCGGCCAGTCACTCGCAAGAGCTTGCCAACCACATTGGGCTCAAACATCGTCGGTCTCCACGTCGAGGAAGGAATTCGAGTTCGGGTGAAAGAGGCTGGCGCGCAGCTCGGCGTAGTCATGGATCGAAATGCGGTCGATCTGCTTTTCGACACCATCCTCGAGCTTCATCACCGCGGCCGTCTCGATGCCGTGATCGGCAAGCGCGTGCAGCGTGGTCTCATTGTGGATCGACAGCAGCGACTGGCGATAGAGGGAGCGGACAAAAGTGCGCGTCGGCGTGCGGCGCCCGCGGCGATCGACAAACTGAAGCTCGAGCTCCTCGGTATTCTTCATGACATAGGCCATCTGCGCCCGGCGATGATCGAGCCGGCGCGTGCGAGCAATCATGCTCACGTCCAAAACCGCTCGCTGCAGGGAAAATCGCATGTGCGCGACATCGCGATGCACCTGAGCTGCTATCTCGTTTGAAAGATACGTCTGGGTCTCGCTCACATGCGCGAGGGCTGCGTCCGGCAGGCCAGATGAGTCGACGCTCGCGATTTTCGCTAGCGCGCTCTGGTGAGCGTTTTCAGCAATTTCGAGAGAAAGGATCGCGAGCTCGTCCTTGTCGCGTTCGAAATACAGGCCAGCGTTCTCGTAGGCGTCGTTGAAGAGCGCCGGCGATTGATTGGCAGAGCCGAAGTCAGCCGACAGCAGCGCGCTGCGATAGAGCGCGCTAAAGGTCTGCGACAGGAGATCGTAGCGACGAGCGGCCTGGTCAGCCGCCTCAGTAAGCCGATGAGGGATCAAGCGCGCCGGATCCTCATGTTGAAATAGATATAGCCGGTCAGCGCCTTCAGCGTCTCGGAGCCGATACCGTAATCGATGCGGCCGTCGCGCAGCGTCACGGAACTTTCGCCGATGGTTTCAGTCACGATACCCTGGCGATGCTTCTTGGCGACGTTGTCACCCTGCAGCAGCTCGTTTGCCTCGACAAACTGAGCGCGGCGCACGGCCTTCTTGAAGGCGATCGGAAAATCGTTGAACTGCTCGCCGGTGATATCGTCCCACATGTCGCGCTCGATGACCGTCTCCTCAAGGAGCTCGCGCGGAGCGATCGTGTTGAAGGAATCGAACCCCGTCCCCGGCGCGTAGGTCGGGAACCTCATCGGGATTCGGGTCAGCCGGCGATAGGCTTCGGTCAGCGCCGCGAGCTTCTGGTCGTCGCTTGCAACATTCCAGCCGGTAACGTTCGGCGTGTCGAGCGCCATGAACTCGGCAGCTTCCAGAGTGACGAAGGTATTGGTCAGGAGCACCAGGCGCTGGTCGGACTCGATCGCATAGGAGAAGGAGCGCGGGATAGTGCCCTGCTCCGTCTCAATGCCCACACGCAGAATGCGGGCCGCGCGGTTCTCGCCGTCTGCGAGCCGGTTGAACTCCTTCGGAATGGAGATCGACTTCTGTCCCTCGGACGCATCAAAGGGCAGCGAGCCGAAATCCACGACCTCGGTATCGTTGCCATCATAGAGAACGGCAGAAACAGCCGTCGGGGTGACGGCTGCTCCGTTGAGATCGGTGAACTTTACGACCACCTCGACGATGTAATCCTCGGGATAGAACTTCAAGGATTTTACTCCTGCGGGGTTTCGGTGGAGATGGCAGCGGCAAGATCGCCGGTAGCCGCGGCAGCCTTGATTGCCTCCTGCGCCTGCCGGAAAGCCTCAGCCTCGGCCGCGTTTTCGGCAGCCAGACGCTCGGCTTCAGCCTCAACAGCCGGGACAATCGACGAGTCATCGGCCTTTTCATCGTCATTCTCGACGACAGCCGGCGTTTCAGCGACAGGCTCAGCCGCTGCCGGCGCTTCCGTCTTGGCACGGGCGGCAACTGCCTTTTCCTGGGCGTCGAGGATCATTTCGATGAGCGTCGGGATCGACCGATGCTTGACGGCCCACTTCTTGCCGATCTCGCGCAGACCCTTGATGCCGCTCTTCTGAGCGATCTCTTCGAGGCTTGCACGGGTTTCCAGAACCGGCACCTTCGCGGCAATGACGGCCGCAGCCGCAATCTCGGCAGCCTTCTCGGCATCCGTCTGACGCGTGAGCGGCGCAAGCTGAGGCGCGCGCTCGGCGCTTTCGGTGATCAGGCGGTGCTGGGCGCCGGCCGGCTGTTCATTGCCCTGGGCGTCGACCTCGAGGAATTCCATCGAAGCGGCCATGCGGTCGCGGATGTGGCGCGGCAGATATTCATCGGATACGCCATCGGTGAACCGAACGGGACCGAGGACGCCGGTATAGCCAGCCATACGCGCGGTTGCGACCTTGAGCTTCTTCATTTCCATATTAGAGTTTCCTTATTAAGCGACAAGCTTCTGCTTTTCGGACTGAGGGATGCCAGCGACGATGCGCTTGACCATGACTGAATAGGGATGAACCCCGTCGACCGTCGGGATCTGATAGATCGGCGTTCCGACCGGCTGCACTTCGGCGGTAGCCGAGGTGAAGGTGATGACATTGTCGTTCACAGCGGCAATGATCTTGTTGGTGTTGCCGACCAGGATCACCTGCTCGGGCGTATAGATCGAACCGTCAGCGACAGTGATCGAGGCGGTCGCGTTCAGCGGCTGCGTGAGCGTGGAGAACGGCAGCTCGAGGTAACCAGGCCACTTGCCATCGGCGCTGGGAGAGACCCAGGCGGCGTAGGTGTCGATTGCGGCATCGGCGATGGCGCCGAAGAGCGCCAAGATGCGGGCACGCATCACCCACTTACCGGTCGCGGGATCAGCTTCGTTGGCGGGCCAAACATTATTTGAAGAAAAGGACTGGCCGGCAGCGTCCCTCCAATTGTTATTGGTCGTGGTGCGACCCAGCGGAGGAACGTAAACGTGGCGAATGCCGGGATAGCGGGTATTCGACCGGGTGCGCGGATTGAAAATGCGCGTCCACCACTGAGCGATGGTCGTGCCGGTGTCGTTCTGGCCCAATTGATTGACGAACACGGTGAAGGGGAGCTTGGTGCCACCATTCATCGCCTTCACTTCATCGACAATATCCCAGCGCATCGTTGCGATGGTCGACCCCGTGCCGGTCATTTCGTATTCGGCGTGAGCGCCAGGCCCTGCCATCATCATGTGCGGGATGCGGCCGATGCCGGCCTTCTTATCGAGCCAGCGACGAAGCCAGCCGAGATTACCGCGATCGTCGGCGGCCGCGCTGAACTCCTGGCGAGCTTCACCGATCGAGTCCACGAAGCAGCAGGCGACCGGACGCCCATCCCAGCCCTTGGCGACCATGAAGTCAGGGCCATAGACCTGCGGCTGAGCCTGCGAGGCATAGCTTACATCGAGAGGACCAACGGAGTCGGCGTCGGGATTGGTGACATATGCCTCGACGGTCGCAAGATCGGCGCCCGACCATACGCGTTCGCCGCGATGCTTCTGGATCCGATAGACCGGGATCTGCTTCTCGCCAACGGCCGTGTGATAGATGGTGAAAAAGGTCACCTTGGTCTCGCCAGTCACCTTATTGGTGAAAACGATCTCGTCCGACCAACCGCCCCTTGCCGCGGTAGCGATCGTCAGACCGGGAGCGCCGCCGAACTTGACCTGGACCAATTCGCCATTGGCGTAGGCGAATACCTTGTCGATGACCTTGGCGTTGGTCTGAATGGCACCCGTTGCCTGCTCGCGCGGCGAGTTCCCGCCTTCGGTCAGCAGGAAGTTCGAGAAGTGGATGCGTAGATGGTTGACCGGGTATTCGGGAGTGTTAACCACGATCTTCGAGGTCACGTAGTTGTGGCCGGCCGCGGCCGTGACCAGCGTGCCAGTCGGCACGCGGTTGCGGGTCGCAAAGAACATGTAGCGATCAGGATCGACATCGGCCGGCGGAGCGACAAGAGAGGCCGCAGCTACACCTGCCATCAGACCGACGATTGAGGAAAGAAACGACGCCATTAGGCCGAAGTCCTTCCGATGAGCTGGAACTTGCCGTCCGGGAAGCGTGCAAGCGTCAGCAGCGCGAGGCGCTTCTCGGACTTGAACTTGCCGTCGATCTCCTCAACAGTTGCGCCGGCGCCGGCGACCACCTGGATCTGATTGGCACCACCCTGGCGAAGCGCACAGTTGAAGGCAGCCGGGAGTGATGCGGGAACGGTGACCACGGTGCCGACCGTGAAGTCGAGGATCATACCGGCATCGGTAGCGACGAGCGTATAGGTGGTGGTGCTGATGGTCCGAACGCGCGTGGCGTCGGAGCCTTCGGCGATCACGGACTCGGTGCGCCGCACGACAGGCGTCGGGATGATCGTCGTCTTGCGATAGGCGGAGCCGGCCGGCCCGAGGTCTACACCCGAGCCATCGACCAGGCGGCAGCCTGCGAGCTGGGCCGCGATCTTGTCGACCACGGCGAGAGGAATGTCGTCAGAAATGCCGCCGGTGAAATTAACACCCCGGAACTTCTTGCCGGGGAGCTGCCCGGTCAGATTGGCGAAGCTGGGCTTCATGAGCTTGATGCGCGGCATTGCTTTCTCCGAATAGCAAAATGGGCGGGAATTGATCCCGCCCATCATAAGTAAGTTCTTACTTACTTTCAAGCTTAAACGAGGACGCCCTTCAGGCGAGCAACGGCG